GTGAGCGAGGCGGCGAGCGAGATCTTCGGCGCGCGGGAAAGGCCCTACGACTACCGCTGGGGCACGCCCGTGCAGGTGAACGAGCAGTTCGGGATCAGCGCGGCGTCGCTCAAGGCCGCCTGGGCCCGTGGCTGGGTGCGCGCGCGTCAGGGCAACTGGGTGAGCGACGCGAAGCGCACGCAGACGATCTACTGCTTCGAGGACATCCACGGCTGGCTGGAGCGCGTCGCGCACCGCGTGACGAAAGTCTACGCCGAGACGTTCTGGACGGACGAGACCGTGGCGGAGATGGCCGAGAAGACGCCCGACGGGCCGTACATGCGGCGGGCCACGCTCGGTCGGAAAGACGGCTTCCCGAAACTTCCAAGGAAGGTATAGGCATGAAACCACAGACACAGACAACAGAGATGACGATCCACATCAAGATCCCGGTCGGATGGTACGAGGGGCTGCGCAGGCTCGCCGACCAGGTCGAGGGCACGATCCACCAGCAGACGCGTCTCGCGATCCGCGAGCGCCTGGAGCGGACCGGCGCCGACTTTTTCGCCGGAAACGGCATGAACAACAAACTGGAGAACTAAACAATGAAAGCTACGATAGCAAGGAGCCTGCTCGCAGAAGCGGCCCAAGCAGTCAAGGGGCTCGTCGCGAAAGACGGGCTCAGCGCGTTCAGCAAGATCAGGCTGGACGTGAGCGGCGACGCGTCGGTGACGGGCTCGAACGGAGACATCCAGGTCGAATGGCGCATGGCCTGCGAGATCATCGACCGTGGGACGGTGACCGTGCCCGGCGCGGCGTTCGCGGCGTTCGTCGGCGCGATGCCGGAGGGCAAGGTCGAGATGGAATTGGCCAATCACAAATTGGCCATAGAAGGCAACGGAGTGAAGTTCAAGCTCGCGGCAGGCGAGGCGGCCGACTTCCCCGTGATGGCCGGTCCGAAGGAGGGCGCTAGGCTGGGTATCACCTCGACGCTCCTGTACGAGATGCTGCGAAAGGTGAAGTTCGCCGTCTCGGCGGACGATACGCGCAAGTCGCTCACGGGCGTGAACATCGCCTTTAAGGACGGGCTGCTCGGCATGACGGCGACGGACGGGCGGAGGCTCGCGCACGTGGAGAAGGATTTGGATGAGGACGATGAGGCAGAGGCAGGCCGCCTCGGCTTCAACTTCACGCTTCCGATGAAGGCCGTGGGCACGCTGTACGGGCTACTGGAGAAGATGGCGGGGAGCGGCGACCTCGTGCAGATCGCATCGGACGGAAAGGCCGTGCGGTTCGTCGGCGACTTCTGGATCATGACGGCAAAGGTGATTGACGAGATTTATCCGAACTGGCGGAAGGTCGTGCCGGAGAAGCAACCGCACCAGGCGGAGCTGAAGCGCGCGGCGTTCCTCGCGGCGCTGGGCCGCGCGGCGCTCGCAAGCCAGGAGGTGAGCGGCGTGAAGATCACGCTGAAGAACACGAGCGCCGTGTTCGAGGCGAGGAACGAGATCACGGCGGCGAACGCGGGCACGGCGGCCTGCAAGATGGACGAGGGCGTGAAAGGCGAGTTCCGCGTGAACCCGCGCCTGATGAAGGACGCGCTGGAGTCGATCGACGAGGACGACTTCACGCTCCACTTCGACGACGGCAACGGGACGCCGATCAAGCTGACGTGCTCGCTGCCATGGGTGGCCGTGGTCATGCCATTCAGGAAGGAGGGCTGAGGGATGAGTGAAGAGGTACAGACGCCTGACGAGGCCGAGGGCTTCTCGGAAAAGGAGAGGGCTGCGAACAGGCCCGGAACGGAAAAGCGCGACTGGGTGGAGGAGGCCTATCAGTGCTTCATTAAGGACGCGCAGGGGATTGACCCGACGGATCCCGTGAAGGCAGTCGAGGCGTACTTTCAGAAGAACGCGACTGACGAGCTGAAGGCCAAATGCAAGGCCGAGGGCAAGGACGCCAAGGGATGCTGGAGGTTCATCGAGGCTGTGGCGCGGAAGGCGTTGCACGGATCGAGCGGCCACATCGACCCGGCCGTGGTGTATGCGATCGCCATGCACTGGTTCGAGGATGTGCCGGTGGACTGGAACATGCCGAAGGTATTGGGGAAGGCGTCCGAGCCGAAGAAGACAGCAAGCGTACAACAGCAAGATTCTGGACCGAAGAAGAAGCCGAAGAAGCCGGCGGAGACGCCTTCCGAGAAGCGGAAGGAGAAGGAGCGTATGGCCAAGGCGAAGGCCAAGTCCAAGGCGAAGAAGCCGCGCGCGCAGCAGGGCTTCTTCTTCGAGATGCTTGAAATGCAACCGGGTGAACAAAAGCCATGTGGTTCACCCTCGCCCCAGGCGTCGGCGGGCGCGTCAGGGGAAGAGAATGCCGTGGCGCTCAGCGCACAGCCCGCTTCAACTTCTTCAACGGAAAGCGAGGTGCAGAATGGTTAAGAAAAGTCTAGCAGAGATCCACGACTGGGCGATGGAATTCCTCAAGCGCGCGGAGTTGGGCACGGAGCAGATCGCGGCGCTCGACGCGATGGGCTACTTCAACAAGCCCGCGTCGCTGCGGCACCACCTGGCCCGCGCCGGCGGGCTCATGGAGCACAGCCTCAACGTGACCAACTGGATGGTCAACCTGAAGGACAGCTTCGGGTGCTGCATGCGGCCGAGGAGCCCGTACCTCATCGGGATGCTGCACGACATCTGCAAGTGCGCGTGCTACGAGTGGAACGAGTCGGCGCAGGCCTTCGAGTGGAAGGAGCCGCAGTACATGGGGCACGGCAGCGCGAGCGTGATCATGATCGCGACTGAGCTCGGGATCATCCTGGACCCGAACGAGGCAATGGCGATCCAATGGCACATGGGCGCGTTCGGTCTGGACAAGGCCGCGCTCGCGCGCTATGACGCGGCGCTGAAGGAATACCCTTCCGACATCCTGCTCACGCACACGGCCGACATGATGGCCTCCAAAGTGACCGAGGGGGGTGGGCATGAAAATATGCAACAAATGCAGGACGGCGCTCCTCAAAGGGAGGAAAATGGTCGATTGTCCACGACAAGGGCTCATTGGGGTGAAGAGCCGAGAATAACGGAAGAGAGGTGAGCCATGCTGAAGATTAAAAGAGGCGACTGCTCGGTACTTCATCTTGTGCTTAAGAAGAAGTGGTACGACATGATTGCGAGCGGCGAAAAACGCGAAGATTACAGGGCCGCGAAAAACTACTATCGGACGCGGATCGCAAACTTCATCAGACGCTACGCCGACAAGGGTCTAAAGAAGCTTGTCGTCGCGTTTTCATGCGGAAGGAGAAAGGCCGACATTCACATGACTGTCATAGGGATAAACATCTACCCGGACAGTCTGCATCCCGAATGGGGAGAGCCGAAAGGCTACCACTATGTGATTGTACTCGGCAGACGCGTGGTCATGGTAGACGAAAGCGAGGTGGAATGATGAGCCTGACACGGAAGCAGATGATGGAGATCGTCGCGTTCGACTGGAAACGGCGGACGGGGCTCGATTTCGACGGACGCCGGTATGGCAGCATCACCGGCGCGCACGCGCCGTACATCACCGAGACCTGGGGCCTGTGCCACGGATCGCATGTGTTCAAGGGCAAGAAGAATCCGCCCAGGAAGACGTTGCGATATAACTACATTGTGCCGGAGCGGGTAAACGGCAAGCGTACGACAGCAAGCGGGAAGCCGGTACGGCCGGACGTGACAGTCGTGCATGTGGCCGTGCGGCTTGACGGGAATTACCGGCCCGTCGTGAAGGACGTGTTTCGGTGGCACATCAAGACCAATTCGTGCGAGTTCCGGGACATCGACTACCACGGTCTCGGCGGGTGGATCGTGGAGTGGCAGCGCGAGGACTGGGCCGGGAAGAAGAAGGGCTGCAAGCGGTTGACGCCAAGGCTGGCGAGGTCTGTTGACGATGGATGGGGACACAACGGGATGAAGTGGAAGTTCAACATCGGGCTGACTTTTCCCTGGCACGAGACGGTGAACCCGGAGGCGCTAAAAGGCACGAAGTACGAGTGGTGTCAGTACAGCGACTCCACGCCATGCAAGGCCGGACTTGTGGACTGGCTAATGATGTACCGCCAGGAGCCGAAGATCGAACTGCTGGCCAAGATGGGGCTCCACCGTCTCATCTGCCCGGCGGGGATCAAGGCGCTCCAGGACCGGCGCGTGCGCGACTGGATCCTGGCGCACCGCGAGGAGGCCGCGAAGCGGTACAAGGACGGCACGCCGCGCTACGACATGGTGGACATCATCTACGCGGCACGGCACGGCGTGACGATCAACGCGGCCGAGAAGCGCCGGTGCTTCATCCAAGACGTGCGGCAACACCTGGACCTCTGGCCGAGCACGGAGAAGGTGCGGCTCGACTACGACCGGCTGATGAAGCTGTTCCGGAAGTGGAGGATCTCCGCTCCGGAGTATGGGCGCTACCTCAAGTACGCCCTACGCACGGGGCATGACCTCAAGAACGAGGGCACGCTCTATCCGCCGGTGCGCGGCGGGCGCGAGGCGTTCATGGTCCGGCTGGAGGCGCTCGAAGCGCTGTCCGCGAAGCTCGAGCGCGCCGAGCAACGCCGGCGCCGTAGGCAGGCGCGCATGGCCGAAGCCGAGCGGAAGGCCGCGATCGAGGCGGAGGAGAGGCGGATCGCCGAGATGATGAAGGCGAGAATGACCGAGCTCGAGGCGTTCCAGAAGTCGCTGAAGCGTTCGACCACGCTGAAAGGCTGCGGCTACGCGATCATCCTGGCAAAGTCCCAGGAGGAACTGCGGGTCGAAGGCAAGCGCATGGGAAACTGCGTGGGCATGGGCACGTACGGTCGCGCGATCGTGACGGGCGACGCGCTCATCATCATGCTCATGCGCGACGGGAAATCCTACTGCGACATCGAGATCGGGCGCAAGAAGTGGAACGTCCGCCAGTGCTACCTGGAGCGCAACCAGCGCGCGCCCGAGGAGATCCACGAACTGGCGAAGCAGATCGCGGCCTGCCTCAAGGCGGAGTACCTGCGGTTCAAGAAGCGCAAGGCGCAGGAAAGGAAGGTCGCGTAAGTGGCACGGAGGCGAAAATGCGGGCATTGCCCGAAGAACGACTTCGGATGGTGTGCCATCCGGGCCGAATTGCGACCGCGCGACGCGCCTGCCTGCGACTACGGGCGAAAGCTGATGGACAACGCGTACATGGCAAAGTACATGCGCGAGCGACGCAAGGCGAGGAAGCGAGGGATGGAAGATGACTAAGGTATTCCCGAGCGTGCTGATCGCGCTGGACGTGTGTGCTGCTGGCGTGTACGCGGCGCACGGCGACTGGCGCAGGTTCATTTACTGGATAGCCGCGGCGACGCTGACGGCCACGGTGACGTTCTAGGAGAAAGGAGCGCGGCATGGAAGAGAAGGTATGGTGGACCGTCAAGACGGACTGTGGCACGCGCCGCACGCTCGCCGTGAGCGCGCGCAAGGCCGAGCGCAACGTGCGCTATCGGCTCGTCATGGACGACCGCTCATACGACCGACCACGGCCGCGCGACTTCGCCGAGATGCGCGACATCGAGGTGATGGAGGTGGTGAAGGATGATTGACGAGGCGGATTTCCTGGCCAAGTTCGAGGGCGTGCAGAAGTCTGGCGGCGGGTGGGTTGCCCGGTGCCCAGCGCACGAGGACAAGAACGCGTCGCTCTCGATCGGCAAGGGCGACGACGGGCGCTGGCTCGTACACTGCCACGCCGGGTGCAGCGCGGAGGCCGTCGTGTCGGCCCTGGGGCTCAAGCTGCGCGACCTCATGCCCGACAAGCCGGAGCACCGGACGGCGAAGAGCCGCTTCGGCACCTGGGTGTGCGACTACGAATACCAGGACGAGGCCGGGAAGGTGCTCTACAAGAGCTGCCGGTACGTCAAGGACGACGGCAAGAAGACGTTCGTGATCAAGACGCCCGATCCGAGCTCGCCGTTCGGGTGGAGCTACGGACTCTCCAAGAAGAAGATCGCGCGCGTGCCGTTCCGGCTTCCGAGGGTAATCTCCGCCGCGAAGGCCGGCAAGACCATCGTGATCGTCGAGGGCGAGAAGGACGTGCTGACGGTCGAGCAGACGGTCGGCTGCGCGGCGACCTGCAACGTCGCGGGCGCCGGCAAGTGGGGCTACATGTTCCCGGAGGGATGGGGCAGGTGGTTCGAGGGCGCGCCCGGGATCATCGTCGTCGCGGACAACGACAAGAGCCTCGTCGGCCAGAAGCACGCGTGGGACGTCCGGCGCCAACTGCTCGAGCAGGGCTACAAGGGCCGGACCAAGCTGATGGTCATGCCGGCCGTCGGCGAGGAGCGGCCGAAGGACTACACCGACTGGGTGGAGGCGCGCAAGGCCGCCGGGCTCCCGGCCGACAAGGCCGCGTTCATGGAAGCGGTGAAGAGCGCCGAGCCCTGGCCGAAGGAATGGGAGTTCGACGGCACATCCACGGATGTTGCGCGCGCTGAAAAAAGCGCGCGCGAAGCCTTATCAGATTCCGCAGACGAGGACCGCCGGCCGGACCGTTTCGGCGGTCCGGCTCCCCGCGCCCCTGGTGAAGAGCGTAAAACGTGGACGGTGGATTTTGACATCGGAGGCGGACGGTTCGCGCGTCTCGAGCTCGAGTACGGCTGGACGGTCGAGCAGGTTTTGACCTACAGCGTGACGGCCGTGAGCAAGAAATGCCCGAACAACGAGCTTCCGCGCGGCGTCTACGCCCGGCTGAAGGCATGGAGCGCGGCGCTTTGGCTCCTGATGCGCGGCAGTTTCTTCTGGCACAGCGACTACCGGGACTTCGGGACGTGCATGTTCCTCGACCGCGATCCGGACAGCTGCACGCTCATGCGGATCATGAGCGACGAGTTCTACGCCTTCGTGGCCCGGCACGCGCGCATGGAGGACGTTGATCCGAAGAAAGGCGACCTCGGCAAGGTGCTCGGGCTCGTCAAACAGATCGCGGTCAGCAGCGACTACGCGCAGGGCGTGAGGCCCGGCAACAGCTGGGAGCGTCGCGGCGACGCGGTGTACATCTCCAACGGCGACACGGAGATGTGCAGAGTCAAGGACGGCAAATGCGAGATGGTGCAGAACGGCACAGACGGCGTAGTCTTCCTCCGAGGCAAGACCCTTGCGCCCTGGCAACTCCGCGACGGCGCCGGCAAGGATCCGTTCGCGACGGCCAAGATCTTCACCGGCGCGAGCTTCGCGGACGCGAACGGGCTCATGAACGTGCGTCTCTGGACGATGAACCTCCTCGCGTGCCACGCGACGAAACCTCCCCTTCTCATCACAGGCGGCGCCGGATCCGGCAAGACGCGCATGGCCAAGGGCATAAAAGAGATCCTCGGCATGCGCCAGGACGGCGCGCTCGATCTCTCCGTGCAGCAGATCGAGGACGGCGACAAAGGGCTCGATGCGTTCTGGGCGACGGTCAACGACGGCAAGCTGGAAGTTTTTGATAACTTCGACACGAAGGTCAAATGGGCCAGCGACACGCTCCAGACGGCGGCCACGGACGGCCAGACGAAGCGCAGGACGCTCTACACGACGTTCGGCGTCTCGATCCTGCGGGCGAACGCGCACATCATCTTGACGTCGAACAACCCGATATTTTCCACGGAGGGCAACGGCGGCCTCGCCGACCGGCTCATCACGATCCCGCTCACGCTGAACCGCAACGTGAGCCAGGACGCCGAGCTCTCGGCCGAGATCGCCGCGAACCGCGACGAATACCTCACCTGGATCGCGCGCACACTCGCGAAGGCGCTGCTCGACAAGGCGCCGGTGGACAAGTCGATCAACCGGCGGCATCCGGACTACGGCGAGTTCTCCGTGCGCGTCGGCCGCGCCATCGGCGACGAGGAGGGCGTCGTCAAGGCCCTGGGCGCTGCGGAGGCCGACAAGGCCATTCTCCCGCTGATGAACGACGCCGTGACGAAGGAGATCATGGGCGTGCTGTCCGATAAGGACTACGAATGGAGCGGGACGGCCGGCGAGATGTCCGGGCTCATCATCGCCAAGCAGGGCGACGACGAGGACGAGAAGACGAAGAGCATCTACTCTTCTCGGCGCGTCGGCAAGGCATTCAACAAGTACATGCGCCAGTTTTCGCTCATTTTCCGCATGGACGAGCCGAAATTGTACGAGGGCCGAAGCCTCTACACATTCCGCGGCATGACCGCTCTCGGTCAGATGTCGGTGGGTTTGGTGGATTCTAAACCCACTTTCGCCAAAACCCGTGAGAGCGCGCACGCGCACGGGTTTGTGGAAAACAACCCTTTTAATCCACCTAACCCACCAGACGAGGAAACCACGGGCGCAGGGGGCGCGGGCGTTAGCACGCGCGCGCGCGGACCCCGCTCCCCTTTAGGCGTGGAAGAAGAAGAAGGAGGAAATGGAGATGAGGATTTATACTGGGATTTGTGAGGCCGAGATTGCGCAGCCGAATGACCGCCGTTCAAATGGGGTGTTTTCGGGAGTAAACGGGAGGTGCCCGTGAGGCGTCTCGGTTTGACACTGATGGAGGAGCGGTTCTGTGCGCTGATGGCCCACGGAAAGACCGCGCGCGAAGCCTATTCCGAGGCATTCAGCGTCGCGCTCGTCGATTCCCGCCGCGAGCATTCGGTGGATAACCGGGCGAGCCGTCTCCAGAAGCGCGCCGACATCATCAGCCGGATCGCGGAGCTGGCAGGGGAAGCGAAACGCAAGAACCGCGAAATGTGGGAGAGGCGCGGAGAAGACCTGGCCGAACGCCTCTACACGCGCGTGCTCGAGGCCGACGGCGCCGGGCTCCTGCTGTCCAAGGGCGCGCTCAAGGGCCTCGAGGTGCTGGCCAAGATGAAGGGATTGAACGCGCCCGAGGAGACCGTGCTAAAGGACGGCGGCCGATCCGACGACTTCGTGCCGCGCGGCATCGAGGGCATGAGCGAAGAGGATTTGCGCGCAATCATCGACCAGGAGAAGCGGACGATCGAGGCGGATGTGGTCGAGGCTGGAGAGGACAGCAAGCGTACTACAGCAAGTGAGGAGGAGGGATGATCGGGGCGAGGGAAGCACAGATCGAGCTCCTGCGCAGGGCCGCGCAGGTGAACCTGCTGGCGTTCCTCCAGTATTGCTGGTGGATGCCTGGGCCGCTACACATCGGACGGCACACGCGCGAACTGTGCGCGCGTCTGACGCAGGCCGTGGTGGACTTCCGCGCGGGCAAGGACACCTACCTCATCGTGAACATGCCCTTCCGGCACGGCAAGAGCGACCTGGTCTCGCGCGCGTTGCCGGCATACTTCCTCGGGCGCTGTCGAGACATGCAGCCGAACGTCATCATGAGCGGCTACGGATCCTCGCTCGTCAAGGGCTTCTCGTCCAACGTGCAGGCGATCGTCGAGGGCGAGGCGTACGCCAAGCTGTTTCCGGGCATGCGGATCGACCCGGACAAGAACGCGACCGACGAATGGCGCATCAAGGACTCGGTCTCGAGCGTGTACGCGCAGGGTCTCGGCGGATCCATCACCGGCAAGGGCGGCAACCTCATCATCGTCGACGATTATTGCAAGAACGCGGAGGAGGCCGAGAGCCAGGCCGTTCGTGACAAGGTGTGGGAGTCGTTTAAGACGGACATCTGCACGCGCACGAACGCGCCAGCGCACATCATCATCGTGTGCGCCACGCGCTGGCACGTAGACGATCTGGTGGGCCGCATCTACGCGGAGATGGGCAACAATCCCGACTATCCGCGTTACGAATCCCTCGTCTATCCCGCGCACAAGAGCGGTCCAGGGGGATGGGACACGCTCTTCCCCGAGCACTACAAGGCGTCCTGGTACGCCATGCAACGGTCGCAGCTGGGGCCGTATCAGGCGGCCGCCCTTCTCGACTGCGATCCGCGCCGCGCCGGCACGACGGTGTTCAAGCGCGAGTGGCTCGAGTACTACACGGGCGAGATCGACTGGCGGCAGATGCGGATCGTGATCCTCGTGGACGGCGCGAAGTCGAAGAAGCAGGGCAGCGACTACACCTGCATCCAGGTATGGGGCAAGAACCGCGACGGGCGCAACTACCTGCTCGACGGCGTGCACGCGCGGCTCAACCTGGCGGAGAAGATCCAGGAGCTGTTCCGCCTCGTCGAGCGGTTCGGAGGCCCGCGCAAGGTGGACTGCGTCTGGTGGGAGCAGGTCGGGCCGATGAGCGACGTGGAGGCGCTGCGCATGGAGATGGACCGCAGGCTCTACCACTTCACCGTGCGCGAACTGCGCCACACCACGAACAAGGACTTCCGCATCATGCGGCTCGTCGTGCCGTTCGCCAAGCGCGAGATCGTGCTGCCGCTAAAGCTGATCCGCTCGCGCGTGGTGGATATCGGTGACGGAACGCCGCCAGATGTCAAGTCGTACGACCTCACGCAGGAACTGGTCGAGGACGAACTCCTGCTGTACACGGGCGACCAGTCATCCATCCCTCATGACGACATGATTGACTGCATGGCCGACCTCACGGACGAGGAGGTCCTGCGTGACTTCACGCCGCCGGAGGGAGGCGCGCCGATCCGCGACGACCGTGGCTCAAGGCGCGAGGCGAGCGGCCGTCTTTTCGCGCGCTGACGAAAACCCTGTCAAGCGCAAAAAACGCGATTTTAAATTTTTTTTGACCCCTCTGTTTCGTTCATTGCGTTCGTTTCGCGTTTTTAATCTTTTTCTTAGACGGTGGAAACAAATATTTTTCGTGCGCGGGTGTATTATGTTCGCGCACAAAGGACAACCATCGAAGGAGCCGAAAATGGGACACAAATCTGGCAGTTCTAAGGTCAAGCCGGTCAAGTCGCAGCAGACCGTCCAGCGGGCGGCCGCGTCCAGCGCGCCCATGGCGCCGACGGTGCAGACTCCGCAGACCGAGGTGGTCACGCCCGCCGTCATGCGCGACATCAGCGTGGACACGCAGACCGCTCAGCAGAACCAGCAGCTCGCGCGCAGCCGCCTCACGGGCATCCGCTCGACGTGGTCGTCGTTCGGAGGTCGTGCGTCCAAGCTCGGATCGTAAGGGGGCGAGATGGACTTCGCGCTCATATCCAAGCATTGCCGCCACAAGGAGAAGAAGCTCTTCACGGCGTTCGAGAATCGCAAGCCGCTCCTCCTGGACGTGGCGCGCGAGTTCTACCCGGCCGCGATCCCTGGACTCCAAAAGGGCGTCGAGGAGATGGCGGACGGCTACCAGCACGACGACGACCACCGCATGCTCACCACGACCCCGATGGACTGCATGCGTCGCGGCGCCGCCGGGTTCCACGGGAACCTCACCAGCCCGACCACGCCGTGGTTCAGGTTCAAGCTCCCCGACTTCATGGTGCCGGACGGCGAGACCACGCACGAGCAGCGGAAGCTCCTCGACGACGTCACCCAGGCGACGCGCTGGACGTTCAGCCGGTCAAACGCCTATCCCATGCTCCACCGGCTTTACAAGCATCTGCTCACGTTCGGCTTCGGCTGCATGATTGTGACTGCGGACGAGCAGCGGATCGCGAAGGTCACGACGCTGCGCATCGGCACCTACGCGCTCGGCGTGGGCGAGGACGGCACGGTGGACACGGTCGTGCGCCGGTTCGCGTGGACGGCCGGACAGATCATCCGCAAGTTCGGCCGCGAGCTCATGCCGCAGTACATCCTGGACGCCGAGAAGGATCCCACGACGCGCTTCGAGGTGTGCAACCTCATCGAGCCAAACGCCACCGGCGACGACAAGGCGCACGATCCGATCGCGCGCGAGCTGGACATGAGCGACGACACCGTCTACCGCTCGGTCTTCTGGCTCAAGAACGCCGAGGGCCACACGAACAACGGGTTCCTGCGGGCCGTCGGGTTCTCGGTGAAGCCGTTCGTCGCGCCGCGCATGGAGTGCGAGGACGGCGACACCTACGGTCTCGGGCCCGGCATCGACGCGCTCGACCTGGCGCGCGGCTGCCAGAGCTTCAAGTTCGACGAGCTCAATATCGTCGGCCGGATGAGCGAGCCGGCCGTCATCGCGGCGGACGAGCTGAAAGACGATGGCCTGCGTCTCTACCGTGGAGCCGTCAACTACGCGCGCTTCGGAGACCAGCAGCGGGCTCCGGTCGTGCCGGTGTTCCCGAATCCGCCCGGCCCGGATGGCGCGCGCGAGGAGCGCGCCGACGCCGCGCAGGAGATCGCGCGCCTCTTCTACAACGACGCCTTCAGCGTGATCGACGCCGTGCGCCGAGGCGAGACGGGCAAGATGACCGCGACCGAGGTCGAGGCGCACGTGCGCGAGGCCATGCAGCGTCTCGCGCCCGTTGCCACGCTCTTCGATTCCGAGCTGCTCGATCCGCTCGTGACCATCATGGCGCGCTACACGATCGCCGCCATGCCGACGCCGCTCACGCCCGACCAGGCCGACCAGCTCGCCGACGTGGACGTGGAGTACGTGAGCGCGATCCACCTCGCCCAGAAGCAGAGCGTCATCGCCGGGATCCAGCAGGTGTATGACGTCGCTGCCGTCATGGCCAAGGGAGGCAATCCCGAGGTGCTTCACCGCGTGGACGCCGACCGGATGATCGTGACGCTCGCGGAGCTGATCGGCTGTCCGGAGTCGTGCATGAAGAGCGACAAGCAGGTCGCCGACGCCATCGAGGCCGACCAGCAGGCCGCCGCACAGCAGGCGCAGCTCGCCCAGGCGCAGGCGCAGGCATCCGCCGCGAAGGACATCGGCAGCATCCCGCTCGACGAGGAGCATGCCGGCAGCGCGATCGCCGAGGCGATGGCGCAGAACGACGGAATGGGAGGCATGGCGTAATGGATCCGTTCGCCCGGACATCGCCTGAAGCCGAGCGCGAGCAGAAGGAGCTCGACGCGCAGCGGTTCTCGGACCTTCGCGCGTCGCTGTCGCGCCTGGTGGCAAACGATGATTTCAGGCAATGGTTCCGCTATGTGAACTGGAACCTCCACCGGGGAGTCGTGGGCTCCTACGAGATGGACGCCTACACGCAGGGCAGGCGCTCGGTGGTGGAATTCCTCAAGGGCTCCATCTGCATCGCGGACGGAGGCCCGAAGTTCCTCGGCGAGCTTGAGGAGAAGCACTTTACAGTCGTCGCGCAGGCCAAGGCCAAGTCGCGGCTCGGTTACGAAACAGGAGAAAAAACATGAACAGACTGTTGATGAAGCTCGCGGGCGACATGCGCCTGCGCGATCCAGAACCTGGAACGGACGGCGCACCGCCCGCGTCCACGCCCGCACCGACGCCCACAGGCGAGGAAAAGCCAGCGGATCCAGCTCCGGCCACGCCCGCGACGGATCCGGCTCCAGCGCCCACCGGAGACGACGCGCCTGCGGATCCGCTCGACGGCGTGACGCTCGGCGAGAACAAGCCGGCCGAGCCGAACGCGCAGCCGGCCACGCCCGCGCCCGAAATCAACGAGGAGGATTACGGCAAGGTCGCGATCGACACCGACATCGCGTCGGACGTCGAGGTGGACCAGGGCGCCATGAAGGCCGTCGCGCCGATTCTGAAGGAGGCAGGCGTCACGCCAGAGACGGCCGGCAAGCTCGTCAACGCGCTCGCGCGCTACCAGGTTGAGCAGTTCAAGGCGCGCAACGCAGAGCGCTTCGCCGACAACAAGCGCATGCACGACGCGGCCGTGCAGAAGTACAGCAAGATGGACTTCGCGCAGATCAACGCCGGCATCGACGCCGCGTTCAAGCCCGGCGGCGTCATGAACTACGTCATCCGCCACTCGGAGATCGGGAACGATCCCGAATTCCTCGCTCTGATGCTTTGGTACGGCCAGCACAAGCCCACGAACACCCAGCCCGCGGGCGGCGGCGGAGGAGGCGGAACGACCGGACAGGCCGCCGGATTCAACGGAATCGCGAAGGCATGGGACTAATGACAATTTGCCGTCGGGTTCGCGGGTGCGACACAAGGCGGCGGACGGACCTGGACGCAACCAGGGGCAAGTAAGAAGGAACAAGAAAATGCAGGTAAACGGAACACGGGTACTCACTTACGCCGATTTCGTCAAGGGCCTCGATCCGAAGGGCAACTTCGTCCACCGGATCGTCGAGCTCGTGGCGAAAAAGGTTGAGATGCTCGACGACATGACGGTCATCGAGGCGAACGACGGTTCGTCCCTCTCGACGACCGTGCGCACGGAGACGCCGAAGCCGGTTTGGACGACCTACTACGGCGGCATCCCCTCGAACAAGGGCAGTAAGGCCAAGATCAAGGTCGGCTCCGGCATGATGGGCACCAAGGTCACGGTCGCGAAGAAGCTCTACGACGACTCCAAGGACAAGGACGCCGTGCTCGAGGACGAGATTCGCGCCAACATCACCGGCATGAAGAACGAGCTGGCGAGCGCGCTTGTCTACGGCCGACTGGCCGACAACCCGCTCGGGATCAACGGCCTCTTCAAGCACTACGACAAGTACGGCAGCGAGACGGCCGACGACACGGAGTCGGCGCACTACGTCTTCAACGCGCTCGGCATCACGGGCAACACCGGCGCCAAGTCGAAGCTCGGCTCCATCGCGCTCGTCGGATGGTCGCCGAACACGATCACCGCGTTCCACCCCGAGGGCCACGGCACGGGCGGCATCGAGAAGAGCGACAAGCGCGTCGTGGACATCGCCGATCCGGACAAGGGCGGCGACGCGACGTACGAGGCTTATCTCCAGTACCTCTACTGGAAGCTCGGCCTCGCGGTCCGCGACTACCGCTACGGCGGGCGCATCTGCAACATCCAGCGCGACCTGATGCTCACCAGGGGCTACGAGGGCAGCTACGTCGAGCTGATCGACCGCCTGTCGCAGCGCGTCCTGGACGACGACGTGAAGCAGGCCTACTACATGGACAAGCTCATGTGGGAGAACGTCTGCGTCATGTTCTCGCGCCTCACGCGCGGCAACGCGATCAAGTTCGAGCACATCGAAGGCCGCAAGGAGAAGCGCCTTTACGGCATCCCCGTGCGCATCATGGATCCGATGAAGACCAACGAGGCGGAGGTCACCGCCTTCTCGGCCTAACCGGAAGAACGCCACACACAGAAACAACTGAAAAGGAACAGGAAAATGCACGACAAGACTCTGTTTTTCTTCGACCGCAAGGCCCTCGCCGCCGCCAACAACACGGAGATCACCTCAAAGCTGATCGACATGCGCTTCAACGGCGACGACGTGGACGGGCGGCTGTTCATCAACGCGCAGCTCGGCGCGGCGCCCAGCGAGGGCGTCGTCCGGTTCAAGGTGCTCACGTCCTACGACGGCAGCTCCTGGGTTGACCTCCTGACGGTCAACAACTCGGGCGCGACGCTGTACAAGGGCCGTCTCCCGCGCGGCATCCGCCGCTACCTGAAGGCGGAGGCCAAGGTCACGACCGAGCTGGGCGAGGCGAACACCGTGTTCGCGGAGATCACCGACGGGATCGAGAACGGCCTGGACATGAACCTTGTCCAGAAGTCGTCCGAGACTGACCAGGCTGCGGCCGGCGATGCCGTCCGCGCGGTGGTCGAGGCGTAATCCTCCCGCCCCTCCTCCGTGCGTTCTCCGTTTCTGGGGGAGGGGCATTTTCCAACTTCCCAAGCAATGGATCCAGACATGAAGATCATCTGCAAATCAGACACGCAGGTCTTCGGCTACGGCATCGTCTCGAAAGGAGAGGCGATCGAATGGCCGGACGGCAGGCCCTTCCCGCCGCACGTTCAGGGCAACTTCAAGTCGGCCGACGGAAAGCCGCTGTGCAACGCGAGCCCGAAGCCGCCGGAAGCCGCCGGGGACAAGCCCCAGCAGCCGGAAGGCAACGGCGGAACGCGCGAGCCGACGGCCGAGGAAAAGGCTGCGGAGCAGGGGCGCGCCGAGAAGACCGCGATCGACGAACTCGTGAAGAGGACGGCCGCGCTCGGCAAGCAGAAGCTGATCGCCGCGCTCGACGCGTCCGGCGTCACATACTCGTCAAAGGCCACGTGCGAGGAGCTTGCAAAGGCCCTTCTCCGCTCGCAAGGCCAGGAAATCGACTGACGGAGGCGTGACATGGCGAAGACGGTCAAGTTCGGGATCGACACGGCTCACTCCCGCCTCTGGATCGACGAGGGACGGCTTTTCCTTGGCACGTCCGCGAAGATCGAACTTCTGGACTGGGAGGTTGACGACACCGGCTACGTGCCGGTCGTGACCGTGTTCCTTCCCGGCTCGCCCGTCCCGCTCGCGCAGTCGTCCTACGCGGACGGCGCGCTGACGCTCGACCTCACCGGCGAGGAGTTGCGCAAGGCGTTCCACTCCTCGCCGGCGAGGCACCAGTTCACGGCATACCTGAACCAGAAGCTGCCCGGCGGATCGTGGAAGCCGGACGTGGAGGCCGTCGGCGAAGTCTGGATCGACTGGTCGCCCGAGGCGTTCAATACCGAGGCCGGCACGGTCGCGACGATGCAGGGCCCGCCCGGCACGGACGGGCAGGACGGCAAGAGCGCCTACCAGCTAGCGGTCGAGAACGGCTACGCCGGAACGCTCCAGGAATGGCTGGCGGCGATGGAGGTTGCGAACGCGCTGAAAGGCAAGACGTTCGAGTTCTCGACCGCCACCTCTGAAAAGATGGCGAACGGATTGAAGTTGATTTTCGAGGCACTGGGAGGAACGGTACTATGAAGCGCATCGCATTCCTTTTCGCGCTCGCGGCGTCCGCATCGGCTTTCGCGGCGAACGTGGCGAAGGCCAGGTTCGGCGACCTTCCGATGAACGCGCAGGTCGTCACGAACGTTGACTTCTCCGGCATCTCCATGTCGGAGGAGGATCCCTACTTCAACGCGTTCACGCAGCGGGGCGGCACCATGTACGGGCCGCTCAGGTTCTGGAACGGCATCGGAAACTACGACATGTCCACCGTCATCTCCTCCAACGGCGTGTCGTTCTGGAAATTTGCGCCGGCTTCAGGCGGCGGCGGAATCTGGGCGAGCGGCAGCTTCGAATGGGGCGACCTGCTGACGAGCGAGAGCGATCCGAACGTCCCAGCATGGGCGAAGTCGTCAGTCAAGCCGTCCTACTCGTGGAGCGAGATCACCGGCAAGCCGTCCGGCCTCGACAACGCCGTGCCGTCCAGCCGCAAGGTGAACGGCAAGGCGCTATCGTCCGACATCACGCTTTCCGCGTCGGACGTGGGGGCGCCCTCGACGGGCATGTTCAACGCCTCGTCAAACCTCGCGTCCACGGCGGACAGCAAGGCCACAATGGCCATCGCATATCTTCAGGGCGACGACGCGAAGGTCGTTGTCACGAACTACGACTCGGCCGTCACGATACCGTCCATGAGCCTACAGCAGCGCATCGCCGACGGCGGATCGAACTACTGGAAAGTCGTCTGGAACGAAATGACGCGGTGGAACAGGTTCACTGGCGACGGCTTCGACTGGGCCGCATGGTGCGGCTTCGGCTGCTTCCGCACGAACGTCCTTGCGCAGCTCGACCAGAAGGCGGACCGCGCCTGGGGCTTCTACGAATCGCACACGGGCAACTACGCTCCGGACGGCTACGCGTGGATCAGCAGCCCGAAGATCGCCATCGCCGCCGGGCTTGCGTACCAGCGGACGATCACGTCGGAGGGGGCCGTGTGGGTGCTGGAGTCTAACGGGCTTGTCACGGAGACGGGCGGAAACATGACAAACGGATTCTTCCGCATCAGCGACGGAGAAAACAACACGCTCTTCGAGATCGTCAAGGGGAACAAGCGCACCGTCGGCGCGCAGGCCGGAAGCGTGACGACCGAAAGCGTCATGGGCATCTCGCACATGCACATCCTATACGCCGTCACGGGCGGCCATCCGACTATCAAGGTCTGCACCGACCTCACGACGGCGGACTGGAAGGCCGAGACGTCCGACGAATGCGTGGCGAACGTGAACTGGACTGGAGGGAGCGGGGCTTGGATTGCAGAGGTCTGGGGCAAGACGGCGCAGCCAAGAATGTTCGTGAACGCGGAGTACGAGGTAGGCGGCGAGACGTACATCAAGAACACGGTTCCGATTTCGGCCGACGGCGGGATCCTCTGCACCGACGGGATCCACAAGGTGCGGCCGGTCTACAACAACGGCTCGATCACGTGGGAGGTCGTTCAGTGAGGGAGCTGATCGCAGGATTCCAGGCGTCGCTGATCTGGATTTGCGTCGTCCTGCTGCTGTCGCTCGCGGGAATCGCCGCGTGCCCGATCGTGCGGGACGCGCTTGCGAAGCTCCGCTCGATGTTCGGCAAGTCGAAGGTTCAGGGCATACTTGTCGCGGCGGCGATCGTCGGCGCGGTCATGTACGGCGGGAGCAAGGGAACCCGCAGCGTCAGCTTCCCGCGCACGGACATCGAAGTCGCGTACCTGGTGGACGCCGGATCGTATGTCACGAACGACCTGGTGCACGTCGCCTTCGCCTCGTACCTGATCCCGCAGGACGCGCCCATAATCCTCTCGTACTGGCCCGACGGCTCGACGAACGAGGACGAGATCGTGACGGCCCTGGCGGCGCCGCTCGCCGACTTCCCGAACCCGCTTGACTTCGCCTTCGAGAACGCTATCTCGAACAGGTGGTACTGCTACACGACGTGGACGCCTGGCCCGGCCGTACACACGAACGGAGTATGGCAGACGATTTGGATGATGGACAGGTGCGACAACTTCTACATGATCCCCATCCGGACATGGATCGAAGCGGACGGCGAAGTCATTGCTCCGCCGGTGTTCACCCTGCCAGAAGAAGGAGAACCAGACGATGAATAAGACAGCAGCACTCTTCGCGCTCGCCCTGGCGGCGGCGATCGCTCCGCTCGAACTCCGCCCGGACGGCGACCTCTCGCAGGTCGTCGCCCAGACGCTCTTCTCGGACGGCAGCACGAACACGTGGACGCAAGCCGACCTGATCGCCGCCTTGCAACTTGTGAACCGCAAGTACCACCGCGACTGCGAGAGGGGGGACGGACGCAGGGCGTGGCACGGGAGGCTGATGCGGCAGACGGTCGTGACGAACGGCACGACGCTCGTCAAGACGGAGACGCACGAGGACGGGACCGAGTTCACGTTCGAGGCGCAGTACGTTCCGCCGTCCGTCGCCGTCTCGAACGCGAACGCGCGCCTGAAGACCACGATGTCGAGGGGCGTGCCGAAGGCGTTGGCCGAGGCGCGGCTCCGGCGAGCGGAGGAAAAGGCAAGCGTGTCGAACGTCACGGTGACGGTCACGGCGGGTGCCGGAACGGAGGTCAAATGACGGATGAAGAAAGACTGAAGGCGCTTGCCGAAGAGGCAAGATACGAGGCGCGTTTGTGCAGAGGTCAGTTTTTCAACTGCTGCTATCAGAACGACGGCATAAACAAGATGCTGTTGAACCACGCAACGCTTTTCCGCCAACTGGCAAGGGCACTAGTCGGCCCTGACGATGAAGACAAGGCCTGGGATAACCTTTCGCAAAGAATAGCGGAAAAGTTTGCCGGAGGGGAAAACAATGGATGAAGTCACGAGAGACATGGTTAAGGCCCAGCTGAAGTCAGCAAAGACCAAGGAAGCGTTGAACGACGCCATGGTCAGCGCGATGATCGCCGTCGTGGACTGCCAGTGCAAGACGGGGATGCGAGTCAAGCGCCAGGGGCTCATCCTCGCCGGCATCGGCCTGTTACTGCTTCTGACGCTTCTGTGCGGCAACGACAGCGCGCTGAAGTTGCTGTGCTTCTGGAGATCGGGAGGGACGCCGTGAAGACGAAGTGGGCGACATGCGCCGCGCCGATCATCAGGCTTCCCATCAGCACGCTGGGAGAGTCTGAGGCGGTGCTGATGGAAGACTGGAACCTCGACGATGTGATCGGATTCTCGTTTTGCGTTCCGGCCGGAACCAGGACGGACGGCGCGAGCATCCCGAGGTTCCTCTGGAGGATTTGCGGCCATCCCCTCATGGCCCCGCGCGTGTATGCGGCCACACTCCACGACTGGCTGTACGGCGAATTCGACCTGACGGCCGCCGCGCTGCATGAAAGCCGGTACTTCAACACGGCCCTTCCCACGGACCTTACCCGCAAGGAGGCCGACGAATGCTACCGCGCCCTCCTGCTGCACTTTGGCGTCGCCGCGTGGCGGGCCGACATCGAATACTACGCGCTCCGGCTGTTCGGATCGCGACACTACAAAGGAAAAAGCAAATGAAGAAGATCATCTGGTTTTGCGCGGCCGCCGCGCTTGCAGCGTCCGCATTGGCCGAATACGATGCCGTCCAGCTGGAAGCCGGCGACAACCTGGTACCGGCACCGTGCTCCGGCGTGATGCTCCATGCCATCAGCACGAACGCGAGCGGCACCGTCGTCCTGAAGAAGGTGACTGCGCTCTCGATCACGTGGAACGAGACGCGGACGGTGACGAACATCATCTACACGACCGCGTGGAGCAACCTCACGCACACCGTCACGAACGACATGGTGAGCGCGTGGCGCACGAACGCCGTCACGGTCGCGGGGACGACGAACACGGTGGTCGAGACCAACTTCCTCGCACGGGCGATGAACGCCATTCCGTCCGTCTATCCCTGGCCCGACCTGCTGATCACGACGAACAAGCTGACCGGCGTCGAGGTGTACACGAACATCCCGTACAAGGTAGAGTCGTCGCGTCGCGTGATGCCCTACACGATCCAGCGCCGGGCGTCGAAGTACGTCACGAACGACGTCTGCAACGTGACGCTGGCCAGCGGATTCAAGACGAACGCCGTCAGCGGCGTGTTCGCGCCCGGCGACTACATCTACGCGAGCGGCACGGCGTTCAACGGCGGACGCGTGCAGCTGATCATAGAGAAGTGACTTCCGGCAATTCCGCCGGGGAAAACAAACAGGAGTAAAAAGCAATGAAGAAACTGATATTGGCGTGTGTCGTTGCCGTGGCCCTCTCGGGGTGCATGTTCATCGTCGCGGGCTGCCGTACGGTGTGCGTCGAGAACGACAAGGAGAAAGGCTGGTCCGTGACCTGCCGCTCCAACATGATGAAGTCCGAGCTGGACAACATGAAGGCGTCCATAAATCCCGACGGGACTATCTCGTTCGAGATGGGAGGCCTCGCTTCTAGCCCGTCCGAGGAGTTCGCGAAGAGCCTGATGACGATGACATACATCGCGCGCCTTGCCGCTGCCATCGCGTCGCCAACTGCGGCCGGCGTCCCGCTCAACGAATCCGCCGCCGACCCACAGGCGATAGCTGCGATCCTTGCCGCCCAGGCCGCCGCAAAGGAAACGACGGTAAAGGCGAAGAGCGCGGCCGCCGTGAGCAAGATCGAAGCCAAGGCGAAGGCCGCGTGCCCGACCGGCACGTGCTCCGACGGAACATGTTCCGACTGCCAGGCGACGGCTAAGTAGGGATCAGCACGACGGAAGGAGCGCCCCATGACCATAAACGCCGACAATATCGCAGTCTGCCAGGAGGCTCTGTACCTTCTGCGGCAGGACGTGGGGCTTCCGTCCGTGGAGGCGGCGCCGACGGACACGTCGCTCGAATGGCAGAAGAGCAAGATCGCGTTCGACACGGCCGTCTCCGAGGTCTGGAACGCGCACGACTGGAACGCCGAGCTGAAGCTGACGGGCGCAGACCTGACGGCGGCGCCCGCGAGCGTCGCGAAATGGACTCCCGCCATGCGCTCCGCGCTCGCCTACTGCGTGGCGTCGGAGCTGGCGATCCCGCTTGCGGGCCGCGTCCAGGACCTCCAGAACTGGCGCGCGCTCTACGCGGAGAAGCTGACGCGCGCCCGAGTCCTCTCGCTGGAGGCCGAGCGCAAGGCCGTCACGAACCAGACACACAACGACATTCTGGCTCTGCTCGTGCCGCACTTCGATCCGGCCGACGGTCACCTGCCGCGCTCGATCAAGGTGCTGACAGACCGGGCCGACGCGCTCGCGGACTCCGCGCGCTACGCCGTCCTCGCCGACCACGCCTGGAACTTCGCCCGCGCAGAGGAGCGTGTCGCGTCGTGCGACGTCCCGCACGGCTGCGGGCCGTACCCGTTCGCGTCCGAGGTCCCGCCCTGCTGCGCTCACCTGGAGGCCGTGTTCACGCACGGCGGGAAGCTGGACGACTGGAAGGTGTACGAGGGCCGGATCATCGTCGCCCGCGAGCCGGTCGTCTCGATCGTCTTCACGCGCGACGACAAGCGGCCCGAGAAATGGCCGCCGCTCGTACGCCGCGCGTTCCTGTTCCGTCTCGCCGCAGACGTGGCGCAGACCGAGGTGCCGAAGCTCTTCGAGGTGCTGGAGGCGAAGGCGGCCGAAGCGCTCGTGGAGGCAAGGGCCCGAGACGCGCGCGAGTCGAACACGCCGCGCGACGCATGGGGACGCAACTACCACGTGGACGCCATGCGCGGCATCCGTCCGGGCGGGCACCTCCCGCCGCACCGCCCTTTCCACGGCCTCATCTAGGAGAACGCCATGCCGCTTTGGAAGAACACGCAGCACGCCTTCATCGCCGGGCAGCTCGACACGCATGTCATGGGCCGGCAGGACATGGACAAATATTCCCACGGCGCGACGCTCCTGAAGAACTTCCTCGTGAAGCGTCAGGGCTGCATTTCCAAGCGCAGGGGCACCGACCTCACGGCGGACCTCTCCGGACTTCTCGGAACGACCTACGACGGCACGCCCATCTCGCCGGACAAGATGCGCCTCGTGCCCGTCACCAACGGCGACGACGGGCGATACGTCATCCTCTCCGGCGGCATCGGATTCGTCGCAGACCGTAGGGGAGTCATGCTCGACAAGGGTGAATTCGCGCGTTCCATCGGCCCTTACGTGGCCGTCGACGCGGACGGGAAGGCCATCGTCTCCGCGCGCTCAGACTCGCGTGCGTCGAACGAGACTCCTGTGGACGTGATCCACGCGATCAGCGCGGGCAACTATTCTGTCGCGCGATACGGCAACACATACGATTCGAACGGCTACATGACGGCCAACGCGCTCCAGAACGCAATCGCCGCCGCGCAGGAGGGAGACACCATCCGCCTGCACGGCGACCTGCTGCTCGAGCAGAAGCGAACCGGCGAAAACACGCTCGCGCAGAACATCGTCACCGTGGACAAGTCCCTGACGATCGACCTGTACGGTTACAAGGTGACGGTGTACGGACGATACGCCCACATCGCCGTCACGTCGCCGGACATCGACCTGACGATCACGTCCACTCGGCCCTGCGCCCGTTTCGTCACGCTCTCGGACGCAAACTCGTATTGGCTGAAGTTCACGCCGTACACGAGCGGTAACACGAAGTCCGGCACCCTGACGCTTGACGGAGACATCTCATGGCAGATGATGGGCGGCGGCTCCAACTTTGGCGGGATTTACGCGGACCACGCCGCCCACGTGGTCGTGAACTCCGGGAGGTTCGAGTTCGACGACGTAAAGGGAGGATACGTGTTCGCGCTCAAAAACGGCGGCGACGTGACGATAAACGGCGGTACGTTCAGGATCGGAAACTCCACCGTCACTGAGGACGACACGAAATACATCTTCTGGTGCGCGTCCGCCGGCGCCGTCACGGTCAACGGCGGGACGTTCGTCAACGAGAACACGAACTCTGGCTCGTCGTCCATCTTCTACGCCGCGACCGTCGCGATCTTCGGCGGAAGGTTCTCCGCGCAGTCGGCCGCGCAATATTCCAGTTCCGGAACGCTCCGCGTGTTCCGCGGGGAATTCGCGCACAACAACATCAACGGAACCGCCCTGGACGCGACGGGCTACTATCTCGGCTCGCGCCAGCCCGCGGCCACTACGATCGCTTTCGACGGCACCGACGTCACCGCGACGGCCAGCGCGTGGACCTTGTCTGATTCCGGGAACCTGACGATCTCGTGGCTCTCCACACAGCATGTGTGGCGCCTGCTCGGCACGATGGCCGGAGGCGGGAACGTGAACGAGACAACGTCCGGCAATCCGGCCGACACCGAGGTCGTTTTCCCGGAGCACGGCGTGACTGCCACGCGGTCGTGGACGATCTCGGGGGACGGCTCGTGGGCGCTCACGTTCGACATCGCCACGACTTACTGGCGGCTCGTCGGAGCTGAGCCGAACGACACGCAGCCGAACGGGGCGGGTTACTACGGCGTCAGGATGATCGGCGAGAACGACTACGCTTACGCGCACACGACGGGATCCATCCCGTACCGCATCGCGATCCCGTACGCGGACGCGGACCTGGCCGACCTCTGCATCCGCCAGTCCGGCGACACTCTTTTCATCGCGCACCGCGACTACCCTCCTGCCAAAGTGTCGTTCGACGCCGACGGCCGCGCGACTTACGAGGAACTGCGATTCGACAACACTTCACTTCTGCCGCCGGTCGTCGACTCGGCGGAGATGGCCGGACAGGACCCGGTCGAAACCGAATGGCCGGACGAGTTCCCGCGGCTGAAGGAACAGAGCGACAGCAACGTGGACTGCGTGAACGTCGGCTCTGACGGAACCGACGAATACTGGTACACCGCGGGGTGCCCGTCATGGCTCACCGAGAACCAGAAAAAGGAGCTCGTCGCGTTCAGGAAGGCCTGCGCCGCGCTCGGGACGGTGACGGACGCGGGACACAGCGCCAACGTGGCTGACGGGAACGACGGATCTTGCAGCTACGCCTGCTCGTACACATGCACGTCTGTCAGCGTCGACCGTGCGATGGGCGTAAAAACGACAACCGTCTCCGTTAAGTCCTTCACCAAATCCGTGACGAAAGAGGAGACGACGGAATTCACGGACGGGCTTGCGACTGGTACGTGCCAGCGGACGATCACCACGGACGGAAGCGCGGAGAACTCCGCGAGCGCGTCGTCCGTCCTCGTGTCTCGCACCGTCAGGTACGTCGCGACCTACGTCAAGGACGGCATGGAGTCGCGCCCGTCCGTTCCTGTCGCCGTGGACTACTTCATGCCATGGGCCAACAACGCCGTCGTGAACATCGTCGTGTCAAAGGGCGACAACGACGACGAGCCTGAATACTACAATGTCTACAAGGACAACGGGAACGGCTACGGACTGATCGGATCCGTGGGAGTAGAGGCGTCGTCCGGTGCGTTCTCCGCAACGGTTGACGAATATGCGACGAACATTCCGGACAACTCGGCGGACACGCTTTCGGCTCCCTGCCTCATGGACTACCTCGACGGCAGGGGCGTCGGACTGGAGACCGTGATGAGGAAGATCTGCTCGGGATCGAACGCGACATTCTCCACCTCGCCGGCCGGTGACGCCTGCCTCATCTGCCCGCCTTCGCGCCAGTCCGAAGGCATGACCATCAAATTCTCCAAGGGGACGAGGTTCAAGCGGATGCGCGTCTACCTCGACGGGCGCATCTACGACAAGGTGACAGGCACGGCGTACCTCGTGCCGTCCGCGCCGGAGATCAAGCTTTACGTCACATACCGTAAGGCCGACGGAACGTCCGCGCCCATGGCGTTCGGATCCGGCGCCTACATCCACAAGTCCGTGTCGATGAACTACGTCGCGCGTGGCGGCTACCTCGGCACCGTAGCACAAGGTGCTTACGGCGACTGGCTCCTCCTTCCGATGAGATCGACCACGCTCCCGAACGGAGACGCGCTGTACATGCGCCTTGTCGGCCCGGGACACAACACCGAATACATGAACGCGCATCCGCGCTACGTAGATTTCGACATTTCGTCCGGAATCTCTTCTGCCGATTCATTCTCCTGCATCGACTCCGTGACCATGAAGTTCGACGGCAGCCAGTATTTCGCGTGGTCCGGGAACCGCCAGACGGGCGTCGTGCGCGCCTTGAAGTTCTTCTCCTCGTCGTCCGGCGGGGTAGACGGCGGGAACATGCAGGACGACTACATCAACCCAGACATGACGGTCACGCCGCCAGTCATCGACGACCCACACTTCGCCGCCGCCGGCGAATATCCAGGTTGCGTGGGCATCTACGAACAACGGCTCGTCTTCGCTTCCACGCGCGGCGCGCCGTCCACAATCTGGATGAGCCGCATCGCCGACCTCTACAACTTCACGGCCCACGAGTCGATCCGGGAGGACGACGCGCTCGAGCTTACCCTGGCCGCGACGGAGTTCCCGAACATCAACCACCTCGTCATGGGCCGCGACCTGATGCTGTTCGGCGACGGCGGCGAATGGTTGATCGCGCCCGTCTCGGGGAACGCCCTCACCTACAAGACCGCATCCGCGAAGCTCCAGAGCATGGTCGGCTCCGACCGCACCCTCCAGCCGCTCCAGCTCGCGGACGAGACGCTGTTCGCGGAGCGCGGCGGCACGTGCCTACGCTCGATCAACTACAACTACACCTCCGACAGCTACCAGTCGGAAGACCTCTCCGTGATCGCGCAGTCGATCTTCCGCGCGAACCCGATCGTCTCGATGGCCTACAAGCAGCATCCGGACTCCATCGTCGAGTGCGTGCTCGCGGACGGGCGCGTCGCGACGCTAGTCTACATGAAGGAGCAGGAAGTCGCCGCCTGGAGCGTGCAGGAGCTCGGCGGCGGGTGGAAGGCCAAGGAGATCGTCACGCCCAAGTGCATCATCGACGGCACCACCGAGATGATGATGCTCGTCGAGAAGGACGGCGTGTACCAGCTCTGGAAGGTCCGAAACGACTCCGACGCGCCGACGGCCGCGAACCAGGTGATACTGGACGGCATGCACATCGAGACGTCATCCGAGCCGACCGGGACGGAAGAAGTCGGCGTCGCGCTCGGTGACGGAACCTACGCGGTCGGCTGGCCAATCGTGTCCGAGATGGTCACGGTCCGGCCAGAACCAGAACGTGCCCAGACCATGCAGATGGAGATCAAGAACGCGACCGAATCGGAGATCCGAGTCATCGGCGCCAGCACGTTCAAGGTCAAGCCATACGCGATCGACACGGGCTGGCGCGACGTCTCGCTGCCGGTCGTCCGCGACGGATCCGCCGTGACGCTCGCGGAGAAGGACTGCAAGAAGCTCATGACCGGCACGAACAACCGCGACGGGCGCATCCACGTCCGCCACGCCGAGCCGTGGCCGCTCACGATCCTCTCCATCAGCAACACCTACCAGGTCGAGTACGAGAACGGAGGAAAGGAGCAGTGAAGCCGTCCGTGACATTCCCGGGAGGGTTCAACCTGGCACCGTCCACGCAGGAGGAGATCGACTACGTGGAGGCGAACTACCGCACGGGCGAACGCCGCGAGTGCGAGATCGAGAAGGCGACGCGCACGCTCGTCACGGACTTCGAGCAGTGCTGGACGGTCCGCGCCGATAACGGCGACATCGTGGGCTTCTTCGGCGTGCTCGTGATGCCGAACGAGTCGTTCATGAGCCGGACGCGCGGGTTCTGCTTCATGTCCTGCGAGAACGCGAACCGGCACAAGATCGCGTTCGTCAAGGCGTCGCGTCCGGCGTTCAAGTGGATGGTCGGCCAATGCCCGGAATGGGCCGACACGTTCCTCACCTGGCCGCTCGAGTCGTACGCCGCGAGCGTGCGCTGGCAGGAGAAGATTCTGAAGATGCGCCGCGTGGCGCGCGTACCCGCACCCGAGGACGGGGAACGGTACATCGTGATGGAACTCACAAGACAGGAGGTGGAATCATGGGCATGGAACTAGGGGTCGCCGGTCTCGTCATGACCGCGATCGGCGCCGGCTACAACGCCTGGGCCGCGAACCAGGCCGGCAAGGCGCAGGCGTCCGACATCAAGCGGCAGTCGCAGCTTCAGGCCGCGAACATCATGCGCGAGGCGAACGCCACGGCGGAGGCCCAGCGCGCGCAGGCCCGCCAGTTCGAGCGCACGAGCCTCATGGACATGATGGAGGCCGGGAACCAGAAGTTCCGCGCAGACGAGGAGTTGCGCCAGGGCGAGATCGCACAGGAGAAGGCAAACATCGAGCAGCTCAAAGGCGAGCGCGAGGCCGCGCGCCGGTCGCGGATGCTCGCGCAGGAGATCGGCGAGCAGTACGCGCAGTTCGCCGGAAACGGCTTCGCCGTGGACGCCGGGCCGCAGGACACGTTCGGCGCGATCATCCGCTCGTCCGCGACGGAGGGACAGGCTGACATCAGTACCATCCTCGACAACGCCAGGATGAATCAGTGGACGTTCGAGGAGGAGAAACGCACCCAGCAGCGCAACGCCGCCAACTCGCTCCAGGGCGCGAACAATCTCGTCTTCAAGGCGCAGAGCGACCTGGCGAGCGGACAGGACGCGCGCCGGGCCGCCGCGCTCACCATGGCGAACGCGCAGTCCGCAGCCGCTGACACGATCGCTTACGGCAGGGCCGCCGCGCGCGCGGCCCGCAAATCCGGACGGCGCGCCGCCTGGGGCGCCGGGCTCGGTGGTGCTGCGCAGACCGCCTGGGGCGCATACTCACTGTGGGGTAAATAACAATGGGCGTCATCAACATCACGCAGCGGAGCGAACGGCTCGGCAACCTCGGCGGCACGTCCGCCGCGCACGGCGTCACCTCCACCGACATCGGCACGGTGCACCACACCTCGGCGCGCACGTTCGCGCCGACCTACTACTCCCGCAACTACCAGGAGGGCAACCGCGCCATCGGACGCGGCCTCGGCGCCGTCGGCGACACCATGCTCCGCATCGGCCTCGCCATCCAGCAGCGCGAGGAGGACCGCCAGGTCGACGAGTACACCAGCGCCATGATGCGCACAATGGAAACCGAGAGCCGAGACGAGCGCGACGTCACCGACTGGAACACGCCGCAGCGCCAACACCTCAAAGGCCAGAAGCGCGGCTACTATCTCCGCACCGGTAAGGGCACGATGAACGTCGCGCAAGAGTGGGACGACTGCTTCGGCGAACGGTTCAACCAGATCGGCGTCTCGATCGGCGCGAACGAGCGTGTACGCGAACGGACGATGAAGAACCTCGCCGGCTACAGGCGTAGTTGCATCAGCCGCCTCATGGACCAACAGGCTTCCGAATATCGTCGCCTGGAGCTGGGCAACGCAACGGGAACACTCCAGACGCAGATGGATCTCTTTGACAGCGGAAACGACGCCGCCATTCCCGAAATCTTCAAGCAATATGACCGCGTGTCGCAGCTGCAACGCCTCACGCCCGAGCAGGCGAAGGCCGGCAAGGAAGAGCTCGCGCTCAAGCTCACCGCGTCCGTCGTGGGACGGCGGGTCACCGGCTGCCAGACGGCCGAAGGCTTCGACCTCGTGGAGGCCGACATCAAGGCCGGCATGAAAGGAAAACTTCCCGACGAGATCGCCGCCAACCTCCCCGGCGGCAAGCGCACCATCGGCGGCAAGATGAAAGACGCCCTTCTCACAGACGTCCGCCGCGCGCGGCAGTCGTTCGACATCCAGCGCGACCGCGAGGAACGCGAGCAGCTGTCCGAACTCGTCGCGTTTTCCGACAACGCCCTCGCGCATGGCGACATCAAGAGTCTCGAGGACGCGTATACGGACATGGACGCGCGCGCGAAGGAGGCGCCCAAGGGTTCGCGCATGGAGACCGTCGCGCTCCAGCAGGCAAAGCGTCTCGACATGGCTGCCGACGCCGAGGCACGTCGCCTCACCTGGGACCACATCATCGCCCACGCCGGCGAGAAGGACGCGCAGGAGCCGGCAGACAACACGCGCATGGCGAAGTTCTACGGGCCGCTGAAAGAAGCGTACGACCGGCAGGCGCAGGCGTACCTGGCAGAGGGCGCGCTCATGGCCGACGCGGCCGAGAAGGAGATGTTCAAGGCGAACGAGGCGCAGATCAGGGCTAAGATGATGGAGATGGGCGCGGCGTCGCCCGGACTTGTCGCCGGTCAACTCGCGGAAGTCGCCGCGAACGGCCACATCACCCTCGACCAGTACAACCGGCTGCGCAAGGAGTACGAGAACATCTGGTCGCAGAAGGGAATGCCCGACAAGGCCGCAGAGCTCGTGCGTATCCTGAAACAGGAATTCTTCTTCGGCAGCGACGACTACGATCCGCAGGCGACCATGGGCGTCAGCTCGAAGACCGGCAAGTTCGAGTACCTCGTCGATCCCGAAACGAGGAAGCCTTACCCCGGCCAGGACGCGGAATGGGAGTTCGAGGAGCGCGTGCCCGGAGAGGCACCGAGCCCGTGGCTGGCGGCCTTCGCGCCAGGCACGGCCTACGCCACTTCAAAGAATCGTTCCGTCTGGCGCAGCCGCACGCTCACGAGCGACGAGCAGCTGAAACTTCTCGACTGGGGACTGGAACTTGCGAAACACGACGGCGAAATGCTGTCCGTCCACCCGCTCACCAACGAGATCCTGGACAAGCCGTTCAAGCTGGACGCGGCCGCCGTCTTCCGCGACGCCTGCGCACAGCTGAGCGCAGCCAAGGACGCGGAAGCCGCGCAGGAACTTGTCGTACAGCGCGCAGACGCCATGTTGAGCATCAACTTCGGCGCGGCAAAGCGCGAGGGCCTGCTCGTCGACACCACGACATCCATCCAGAAAAAGCGAGCCGAAGAGAAGAGCGGCCTGAAGCAGATGAAACGCAGACCATTTACGCCGAAGATGCCGAACGTTGAACCGACGGAGGAGTGACGATGCCGAGACCGAATACCCCAACCCGATGGGACGCCATTCCCGCATTGACGGAAGAGGAGCGCGTCGCGTCGGCGCTCAGCGTCAGCCCGGCCACGGCCACCGACGAGGAGAGCCGCGCGGCCGCGCAGACCCTTTCCAGGCAGGTGCTGATCGCGCACCAGATCGCGCAGATGCCGGATGAATCCTTCAAGACCGAGGCGGAGAAATACGCCGCAGCGTCCAAAATCGTCGAGACCATGACCGGCGCGAAGGACCTCGACGGCCGCCTCTGGAATGGGGGCAAGCCGTTCAAGACCGGCAAAGAATACCTGATGAGCGTCCGCGACGTGCTGACCCGTGGCATGACGGCGGCGGCCGATCCCGACCTCCAGGCGTGGCTGGCCATGTCGGACGAGGAGAAGGACGCGAAACTCGAGCGCGAGCAGGGCTTCCTCTCGTCCTTAGCCGAGGGCGTGGGCGACGCGACGTCGCAAGTCGCCGCGCATTACGGCATCAACACTGAGCTCTCGGAGAGCGAATATGAAGCGGCTCCGGAGGACGTGCGCAACGCGAGCTTCATGCTGTCGCGCGACGACACGCCGCAGGCCGAGCGGGACAAGTACGGCGCGACGATCCGCGAGTGGCGCACGGGAGAATGGCGGAAACTCCAGCGCCGCAGCGAGTACGAGGCGAAGCTGCGCCGCAAGAACGCGCTCCTCTACCTTCCGGACATGATCAAGTCGCTGAAGACCGATGAGGCCAAGACGCTCGCGGGCGAACTTGCACAGGACCCTTCCGCGATTCCGGACAACTGGGAGGCACGCCTGAGGCGCCTGCCCACGCACGACATCGAGACGCTGGCGCAGATTCGCGGCATGACGCGCGAGCAGACCGAGGGCGGCTTCTTCAACTGGCTCGGCGACATGGGCATCGGCGTATACAACGCCGCGCGCGGACTCGTCAACGGGCCGTACCAACAGCTCGAGAAGTACGGCGCGATGGCCATGGGGTTCGACGAAAACCTCATCAACGAGACGATCCGCCGCAAGCACGCGCTCTGGAGCGCGTACGCGGGCTGGAGCTCGCCCGTCGCGCCGCTCTCCGACCAGCACGGGGCCGTCGCGAACTTCACGATCGGCCTCGCGTCCGCCGTTCCGTTCATCGCCTCGATGAAGCTGAAGGCGCTCGGCTACGTCGCGTGCGCGGGCGAGATGATGTCAGAGGCCGACGCCCAGGCCGCCGCAGCCGGCGTCGACACGACGAGCTTAGAGTACAACGCGATCAACCTCGTCGCAGGCGGCACCTACGCCTACATGCTGAAGGCCGTGAGCCCGAAGTTCTTCGGCGCGTCCGCGAACGGCGCGGCCGAGGAGATGGCCCTGCGCACCGCGTTCATGAAGGGCGTGCTGAGCGGCGTCGCGAAGCTCGACACCGTCAAGATCGCGTCCCAGCGCACGGCCGCCGGCTCGCTGATGATGGCCATGCAGCAGTCGATCGCAGCCGTGAACAACGACCTGCACCTCGGCGGAGACGCCTGGAACGACGCCGCGAAGAGTTTCACGGAGACGTTCGTCTCGTCCATCCCGGACATGCTCGCATTCACGGGATACGGGATCCTCGAAGGCCACGCCCGCGCGTCCGGCGGGTTGCCGAAGATGTTCACGGCCGAGGGACGCGCCAACCGCTCGCAGAACCTCCGCGAGGCCGTGGAGAACGCCTTCGCCGTCAGGACGGCGATCGTCGGGAATGAGCAGATAGACAATCTGCGTAAGGCAACCATTTTGAATCAACTCTCCGCCATGAGCCGTGCATGGACAGAGGGGGGCGAAGCTGGACTGAGAGGCCTTGGCCTGAAGCCTGCGGAGATAACCGAGGCGAAGGATTACTTCGAAGCTGAATGCAAGCAGCTTGGCGCGGCAGAGAAGCTGGGGGAACTTGACTCCATCCTCGACGAGCAGGGGGCGAGGGGAGAATTCGATCCGTACGTGTTCGCGGAGCGAAACGAGGCCGCAAGACGCTACGATGAACTGGCGCGCGACTACTCTGTCAAAACAGACCGCCTGCACAAGAGGATCATCGAGAAGATGCTCGATGAGAAAGGCACGCTGCGCGACATCGCGTCCGTGCGCAACGTCTGGGCGCAAGGCCACGCCGTCGGTGCGGGAATGGCCGACGGCACCGACGCCGGCGCCGCCGCGCTCGTCAAGGCCGGCTTTACACCGGAAGACGCCGCGATTCTCTCCCGCGAGTTCGGCGCGGAGCGCAGGAACATGTACTCGCCCGCCGCGACCGAGGCATTGCGCGAGATGTACACGCGCTCCACGCGCGGGATGGTGGAGGCGCACGCCGCGCTCGCGAGCGCGTTCAAGGGCAAGGTGCGCACCGAGAACGGGCGCGTGCTGATCGACCTCCCGATGCCGGACGGCGGCACGGGCACGCTCGCCGTCGAGACGGAAGATCTGTCGCAGAGATTCTACGGCGCGGCGGGAAAAGACCCGGAGCTGGCGCGCCAGATCGAAAGCATTGTCACGCGCCTCGGCGGCCATGTGACAGCTGACGCCTGGATCAACATGACGGACGCCGAGCGGCGCCGGATCGTAAAGGAATTCCATCTTCAGGACGAAGGCTACTTCATGCTGACGGATCCGGCCGACCCGTCGCTGCATGTCGATTCCGGCGACGCCGACGCCGTGATGGGCGTGATCCGTCTCGACCCGACCGCAGACCCCGGTGTAGGCTTCCACGAGTCGATGCACGGTTTCCTGCGTTTCTGCCAGGAGACGGGCTTCTTCGACGAGGCCGACGTCAAATGGCTCACGGACACCTACGGCACGCCGCAGAACGCGAAGGAGCAGTTGAACGAGGAGAGCGCGGCCGACGGCTTCCGCCAGTACCTCGCGAAGCGCATGGCGGGCTCGTTCGCCGAGGAGCCTGGCCCGTTCCGCAAGCTGTTCGGCCTCATCAGCCGCATCCGCCACCTGCGCGACAGCCGTGCGGCGACGGAACGCCTCGCCGCGAACGCCGAGGAGGCGCTGTACGACGCGTTCCTCGCGGGCAAGTACCAGCACGTTCGCGACCTCACTTTCGCCGAACCCGTCGCGCCCAAGGCCGAGACGGGCACCGGCACCGAAGCGCCGCAGACCGGCGCGCCGACGCCAGCGCCGACACCGGCGCCGACTCCGGCACCGGCACCCGCACCGACTCCAGCGCCGACGCCCGCACCGGCGCCCGCGCCCGCGCCGCGCGTCGTCTCGTTCGAGGCGCTGACGCCGACCGGCGGAAAGAAGGTCAAGGGACACTACGAGATCGTCCCGCTCGCGTCGCTGCTGCACTCCAACATGGCCGGCTACCCGATGGAGCTCCAGCAGCGCGACCGCAAGGGCAACAAGGGCGAGGAGCAGACGCGCGAGGAGCACATCGCAAACTTCGAGCCGGGCTACCTGCTGGCGGATCCGAAGACAGACTCCGGCGCGATGGTCGTGGCACGGCGTCCTGGACCGGACGGCAAGCCGCAGCTCGTCGTCGTCTCGGGGAACGGGCGCACGATGGTCCTGGAGGAGATGGCCAAGCGCAACCTCTACGACCGCTACCGCAACCGCATGAAGGAATGGGCGAAGGAGAACGGCGTCGAGAACACCGTCGCGGACGCAGACAATCCCGTCCTCGTGCGCGTGGTGGACGAGCTCGGCGGCGCCACGCTGAAGGAGCTGGCCGACCTCTCGAACACAAACGCGATCCAGCAGATGAACGAGGAAGAGCAGGCCCGCGCCGACGCCGACCTCGTGCGTTCGCTCGACCTCGCGAAGCTCTACAAGCCGAACATGGACGGCTCCGCGAACATGGCCGCCGGAGCGAGCGACGAGTTCTTCCGCGAATTCGTGCGCGCGACGGGCGACACCAGCCTGCTCAATTCCGACGGCACCTTCACCGAAGCCCTGCGCATGAGGGCGCGGCGCGCACTTCTCGCAATCGCATGCGGACAGGGCGAGCGCGGGCGCGACGTCGTGAAGAAGCTCGTCGAGGACACCGATGCGCTCGGCATCGACCGCCAGAAGGACACGGCCGCCGCGATCGCGCCGCACGTCGCGGCCATCGAGACGCGTCCGGAATACGCCATCGGCCCGGACGTGAGCCGCGCGTTCGCGGACTACATCGAGTTCCGCGAGAACCGCGACACGGGCAAGAAATGGGGTACGCTCGATGAGTACCTGAAGCAGGGCGACATGCTCGACCAGCGCAGCGAGATAGCCGAGGCGGTCATGCGGCTCCTGGACGATCCGAAGAGCGCGCCCGTGCTGGCCGAGACGGTGCGCCTCTACGTCGAAGCCGCCAAGGGCGAAACGGACGGCCTCTTCGGCGCTGCCCGGACACGCGCCGAGATATGGCGCGACGCCGCAAAGGCCGTTAACGTTGAAGCCGCAGAAAAGCGCTACTCGATCGCGGGCAAGGTGGCCGCCTCAAACATGGGCATCAAGGGCGCGGGCGACGCCGAGGCCATGGAGAAGGCCGGCAAGGATCGCGAGGAGATATGGCGCACGACCGGATGGTGGCGCGGCAAGGACGGCCGGTGGCGCTTTGAGCTGCCGTCCGTGAAGATGAAGAGCGAAAAGGAGATCGAGGCTGCGCTACGGGAGGGAATAAACGGCCTTCGCGGCGGAAGCAGCGAAACGACGCTTGAAAAAGTGCTGGACGCTCCGGCGCTGTTCGAGGCCTATCCGCGGCTTAAGAAAACAAAGATCGTATTCTCTCCGGAACACGACGACAAGACCGGCGGATGGTACGACGCCGGAAAGAACGAGATCGTCCTGCTCGATACGGGTATAAAGGATCTAAGGCATCGGCCGAAGCACGAACAGGACCTCTACGATACTTACCAGCAGGTAATAAACTCGGACGAGTTCCTTCAGAAGCGGTTCAGCAACATGGATGCGTTCGGCATCAAACACGGAACGGCCGAGGAAGAGAGGGCGCTGGCGAAAGACTGGATCGCGAAATTTGACAAGAGCATTCAGGACGAAAACGCCGCAATAGTCAGAGATCTTGTAAAAGATCGTGGGCCGTACAGCGCATTCGGCAAGATCGTCCACGAGGTGCAACATTCCGTGCAATACATGGAGACATTCGCAAAGGGCGGAAACCCTGAATCGGCAGCCGAATTCGTCAAGAACATGAAGCGCAAGCAGCGAATATGGGCTTACAGACTCGAGGTCGAGGAGACCGCGAAAGAGCTTGGCACGACGAATCCCTACGAGATAGAAAGGGCAATCCTCGAGAAGCTGGGAGTGACGAGCCGTGAGCAAATAGCGGGGCTTGAAGCAGATGGATGGATCCCCGACAGGGAGGGAAGAGACAAGGGATATAATCTGTTTGCCAGGGGATACGACAAGGAAGGCTACGAAGAAGCCTACAACGAATACCTGGGCGAAATGAGGAAGACCGGCAGGGCCGGATGGTGGGAAGGCTCTCCACGAGAGCTTTACAACCGTCTTGCCGGCGAGGTTGAGGCGCGGAACGCATCGCGCCGCGAAGCCATGTCGCCGGAGGAGCGCGCGGCCACGCCGCCCTGGGAAACCGAGGACGTGCCAGCCGACCGCCAGATCGTCAGGTACTCCGTGACGGCGCAGAGAGTCACGCCCGAAGAGGACGCCGCGTATGCGGACGCCGTGAAGCGCGGCGACATGGAGACCGTGCGGCGCATGGAGCGCGAAGTTTACGAGCGCATGGGCTACTCGGACGACTCCAGCTACCAGGGAACGAGCGCGTTCAACGGCGCGGCTCCAAGCAGCAACGCCTACTTCGAGACCAAGGCGGAGCGCATCGAAGCGGCGAAGAACGGCGAGATGGAGGACACTACGACGCTCGGCGACTTCCGCGACGGCATCGACGTCAACAATCTTCAGTTTATCGTGTTTGATCCACGTTCGGAGCGCAACGCCGATCCGATGCGCCAGGAGGCAATACGGAACATTCGCGATGTTCTCGACGGCGGCAAAGACACGATAACGATGTACCGCAGCGTCCCGGCCGACGTGAAGGAGGGACAATTCCGGAACGGCGACTGGATCACGCCGAGCCGCGCCTACGCGGAGGACAACGCCCGCATCCACGGATGGGGCAAGAAGTTCCGCGTCATCGAGCAGGAAGTTTCGGTCGAAGACGTCTGGTGGGACGGCAACGACATCGCGGAATGGGGCTTCGACGACGGTAAGGGCAGCGTGTACAAGAACACGCGGGCGAACCGCAAGCTGCTCGGTCCGACCTACGACAACGCGGGCAACCTGATACCGCTCTCGAAGCGCTTCAACGACTGGCTCATGGACGCGCGCTACTCCATCGCGGGCCGTGTCGCCGCGTCGAATATGGGCATCAAGGGCGCGGGTGAGGCCGAGGCCATGGAGAAGGCTGGCAAGGATCGCGAGGAGATCTGGCGCACGACCGGATGGTGGCGCGGCACCGATGGTAAATGGCGCGTGGAGATCCCGGACTTCACGCTAAAGATGGACACGATTGGCAGGGAAGCCAACGAAAGCGACCCGGATTACTTCGTGCGCAAGCGGAAGTTGCCAGACATCATCACCGACACCCGTCTCTTTGAGGCGTACCCGGAACTGAAGAAGATCACGGTCGAGACGCCGCATCACGATACATTCGGCGGGGCCAGCGTCCTGGGTGACTACAACGGCAAGAGGCGCATCCGACTGAACACATGGGCGATGATGTACGATCCGGAACAGGTTCGCAGTACGCTCGCGCATGAGATACAGCACGCGATCCAGTACATCGAGGGTTTTGCCAAGGGCGGCAACCAAGGCCAGTTCAAGGAGGCAGACCCGTGGGCACTGCGCCGAAAGGCGAAGGCGGAGCGCAGGCGCGGCAACGAGACCGAAGCCGCACGTCTGGAAGCCGAGGCCGAGGAGATTGAGGAAAATGCGCTCGAAGGACATGTGATCGAAAATGGCGAGGTGTACGAGGACACGTTCGAGGCTTACCAGTCGCTCGCGGGCGAGACCGAATCACGCAACGTCGAGAAGCGCCTTGCCATGACGCCGGAAGAGCGCGCGGCCACGCCCCCCTGGGCGACTGAGGACGTGCCCGCCGACCGCCAGATCGTCAGGTTCTCCCTCGTCGGCAAGCGTCCGGACGGGATCGAAGTGTTCAGCACGCGCTCCGTGGACGACATGACCAACGCTCAGCGGCGCGACGAGTTCCTACGTAAACTTAAGGAGGATTATAAGGGACGCACGGCGCGTTTCGTTGCGGACGGCAAGACCTACTATGCGACATTCGGCGATGATGATGTCGGCAAACTCGTATACGGAGACAATAAAACATCTCCTCGAAACAAGAAGGTAAAAGATCGAATCGGCGCGGCCGGTGATATATTTGATCTCGTCGAGAACTCTCGTTTCAAGGGACCTGGGAAAGAGCGCGGAAAGAAAACGGATGCTCACAGGAACGTTGAGAGATGGGATTATTTCGTCAAGACCGTCCAGATCGACGATGGCATGTACGACGTGCGAATCGAAGTGCGGAGTAAACCCAGCAGGACGGGTCAGTTGAAGGACGAATTCGTCTACAACGTGTTCTTGAACCACAGCAAGAAAAAAGCCGACCTTCGGTTCCTATCATGGGCAGAAGCCTTAGCAGGCGATGCCTCCGTCCGTAACGCGAACGTCACGGCTCTCAGACCCGAAAAGTCGGATGCGGAAAGTGTACCAAATCCCTCCGACGAAATCAAGGCCGATCCGGAGTCTTTTGCGCGGCGCTCGATCGTCTCGCGCGTAATCGACGGCGACGCCGAGGAACGCGAATCCGCGCTCGTGGCGTTCGTCGCCGAGCGCGCGCTCAGGCACGGCCCGAAGCCGAACGCCTTCAAGACCATCGCGCGGCTCGGGCTGGAGATGGGGCTCAAGACCGTGAACGCATCCAATATCGTCAAGAAAGGCGAGGCTCTTGCCGACCGCGTGCGCGGCACCGTCATCGAGAAGGCGATCCGCAAGGGCGACGTCGCCACGGCCACGGCCCTTCTCGCCCGCGAAAGCGACATCGACCGTCTCGTCGCCGGCGCAGCCGGTCAGGGCGGCCAGCTCGTCCGCGCAGGCGAGGGCAAGATCAAGAGCTTCCTCGACCGCGAGATCGAAAAGCATATCCGTTCGTTCAACGCCGCGTCGCTCGCGGACGTGGAGCGCGACACCGGCATCGACATCGCGGGCGAGATCCTGGCCAACAGCCCGGAGAGGTTTGATCCGAAGGGATCGGCGAAGCGCGAGGAAGCCAAGGCCGAAGCCGGCGAGGCTGGAGGCGAGGAAGGTGCCGTGCCCGGCGCCGGCGCGCCCGACGAGGGCAACATCACCGACTTCGAGCGTGCCCGCCGCGAGCGCGTGCGCAAGGAGGCCGAGGAGCGCGTCGCCAAGATGATCGCCACGGCCAAGCAGCGCGCGGAAGAGGCCGAGAATCAACGCGCGGAATGGGAGGCGCAGCGCGAAGAGCGCAAGCGCCAGGCCGAAGCCGCAGCGGCGGCCGGCGAAGCCGGCGAGGCCGGCGAGGCCGGTGGCGGCGCCGGTGGTGGTGGCGAAGGCGGCGGCGTCGGTGGCGAGACCGTCACGCCGGAGCGTCCGAAACTCTCCACGTTCGCCGACTTCAAGTCGCCCGAGGAGTTCGCCGCGTTCTTCCGCGTCTGGGCCGAGGAGCGCTACAAGAAGGAACACGGCGCATCCACACTCGGCAAGCACGAGGAGAAGCGGCTCTTCCCGGAGTTCTACCGCAAGGCCGTCGTGCGCGAGCTGCAAGACCTGGCCGACAAGCTCCTGCCGCCCAAGGGCGCGCGCGCGACCGTCAACCGCTGGCTCGGCGAGATCCAGCCCGGCGTGAAGCCCGACACCCTCGAGCGCATTTCGGCCGACATCTTCAAGTACATCAACCGCAACGCGATCCGCGAGAGCCGCACGGCGACGATCCAGAAGTTCCGGAACGGACTCCAGGAGTTCATCAAGGGCCCGCAGTTCGACGACCTGAAGCTGGACTCCGACCGCAAGGTGACCGGCTGGGTGGAGGAGGCCGCGCGCTACATCCGGCGCGTGTGCAACCTCTCGATTCAGTCGATCAACGGCGAGCCGTCGCAGCTGGAAAAGGAGCGCGCCGAGCTCCAGGCCATTCTCGACCGCCGTTCGCAGGTGTACGACGAGGAAGGAAAGAACTCGGCCGACGCGCCGCTGTTCGACATGGAGACGCGCCGCGCGCTCGCCAAGCTCCAGCTCCTGGAGAAGTACGGCGCGATGAAACGATACATGCCCGGCCAGATCGCCGACCTCGCGAACGAGGCCATGACCTGGCTGCGCGACGAAGCTGGCAAGCTCGAGGACGCCTGGAAGAGCGCCCGCGAGACCGAGGAGTCGATCCGTTCCGCGCTCACAGGCGGCATCGTCGGCCCGAACGGGCAGAAATACCAGCGCGCCGAGGGCGTCAAGGGCTGGGCGGAACGTCTGTTCGACTCCATGAACGGCATGATCCGTCTCCGGCTCCAGCACCTCGTACGGTTCTCCGATTCCGCGAACCAGCAAAAGGCACGGGACGCCATCAACCGCGTCATCGTCATGCTCGGCGACGGCGAGGTGGCGTTCACGCGGCACACGCAGAACGACCGCAGGGCGTTCGAGCAGGCGCTCACGCGGATATTCGCCACGCCCGACGGCAAGGGCTTCGACCGCCGCGCGATGGCCGACTGGCTCAACCGCATGACCGAGGCGATCCCGGCCGACCTCTCGCGCCAGCTCTCCAAGCAGGGCTACGGCGACAGCATGACCTACGGGCAGATGCTCCAGCTGCTCGTCTCACTCGAGCAGAGATCCTATTCCGAGGCGATTGCGGCGAACAAGCGCGAGAACCAGGCCGATCTCATCCGCACGTTCGAGACCGTCGGCCCGGACGGCCGGCGCGAGCGTGTGCTGACCGACAAGGACATCCTCTTCATCGACTGGCTGCGCTCGTTCTACGAGGCGAAGCGCACCCAGCTGTCCGAGGTGACGAAGCGCATGACCGGCCTGCCGGTTGATTCTCCCGATCCGCTCTACTGTCCCGTGAAGATGTACATGGGCGACCGCGCGCGCGGCATGCACGTGGACGACACCAAGGCATGGGATCCGATCGGCGCCGTGTTCTCGCGCCGCGTGGAGACGCTGCGCGACTTCGACGAGTCGGCGTCCATCCTGGGCCAGTTCTTCGACCGCTCCGCAGAGGCCGCCAAGCTCGCGGCATGGGCCGAACGCGGCTCGATCATTCGCGGCGTGTTCACGAACGCGAGCGTCCAGGAGTCGATCCGGCGCGCGTTCGGCGGCGGCGAGCTCACGAAGATCCTCAAACAGCTCGAGGAGACGTTCAACGGCGGCGAGAACATCAGGAAATCGCCCGGCGAGATCGCAGCCGCCGACAAGGCGATGAACTGGATGACCTACCTCTCGCTCGGCTACAACCCGCTCTCAGCGATGAAGCAGACCACCTCGGTCTGGGTCTGGGCGAACGCGCTGCCGGGTGGATTCAAGGACCTCTGGCGCTACATGACCGACGTGGACATGGCCACGATCAAGCACATCAAGGAGAGCGAAGAGTACAAGGTGCGCTACGGCGTCGAGATCGGCAGCGGCCAGGACGTCGCCACGCGCGCGCTGAATGACGATCCGTCCGAGAACCCGGTCAAGAAGTTCTTCAAGAAGACCTCGATGGGATTGCTCCGGAAAGGCGACTTCCTTCCGGGTGGCTGGATTGCGCAGGGGCTCTTCCGCGACCTCTACAACCGGCACCTGAGAGAGGGCATGGATCCGCAGGCGGCCGACAAGCTCGCCATGACCGAGACGTTCAACATGCTCGAAGAGACGCAGCAGTCGGGCCGCACGTACAACACGGCCGCACTCGCGCGCGAACACGGGCGCCTCGGACGGCTCCTGGTGCAGTTCGCCACCTCGCCGTTGCAGCAGCTCCAGTACGAGACGCAGGCCCTGCGCGAAGTGTGGGATCTCAAGCGCTACAAACCGACGACTCCTGACGCCGACTTCGAGAAGCGGTACTCAGATGCGAAAGGAAAGCTCGTGCGTGCTGCCGTGATAAACCATGTCCTGCTCCCGGCCGCGCTCCACGCCGTCACAAACCTCTACCGCTACGCGATGGGCTACGATCCGGAATGGGAACAGGAAGGCTGGCACTGGACGATGCTCCGCGACATAGTGCTCGGCCAGTTCTCGCGCGTGTTCTTTATCGGCGCGATTTCCACCGTGACATGGGACACGCTCATCACGGGCAAGCCCATGCGCGAAGTGCCGGCGCTGATTCCGGCCGAGGGCGTGGTGAAGCTCACCGGCAACATGATGGTCACGGCGCGCGACATCGCGAAGCTGGACTACGAGAAGGTGCAGAAAGACCTGGACCGGCTCTTGAAATCGACCTCGATCACGCGCACGCCCTATGACGCCTTGCGCCTGCTCTCGGGCAGAGCCTACGCCGAGCGCGAGGAGCGCCGCGAGAAACGCCGCCAGAAAGAGGAGAAGAAAGCGGCTAAGCAGAAGTAGACTCCAGTGCCTGACGGATCTCCTCCGTCTTGTCGGCGTGGTCATATCGCTGCACGGTCGCGTCCTGCGTCCATCCGCCGAGCCGCTTTGCGAGGTCGTTGCTCACGCCGGCCTCGGCCAGGCGTGTCCTGAAGGTATGCCGCCAGCTGTGGAAGGTGATCGTCGGATCGTCCACGCCGGCCGCCTTCAGGATCGCGGCGAAGGTACAGTCTTCCGGATCGCCGGGATAGACTTTCGCAAACTCCGGAAGCACATACTTCCGGCCCTTCACGAACAGACCCTTCAGCGCGTCGCGCAGCACGGCCACCATCGGAACCTCGACCTCGATGTTGTAGCCCTGAGTCTTGATCGGCTTCACGCGGATCACGCCCCTCTCGAAGTCTACTTTGCTCCATTCCAGGAACACGACGTCATGCTTCCGGAGCCCGGTCCACCGTGCGACGAGACACGCCTCATACCAATGCGGCACGGCGCTCGCCTTCGCGGCCGCCAGCACGGCCTTCTCCTGGGCGCGCGTAAACGCGGCGTGACGCTGGCCGTCGCGCACGGTCGGCCGGAGGTCCTTCCACGGATTGCGGACGCCATACAGGGCCTCGGCGGCCTTCCAGATCGTGGATAGATTCCCGATGTATTCTTTCCGGCTTTTGTCCTTCAGCTTCGCCTTGTGCTTTTTGTCCTTCGGCGAGCTCTTCTTCTTCAGGTGCTCGGCATACGCCATCGCACACTCGAACGTCACCTCCTCCACGGTCGTGACCGGGAACTCGGTTTTCGTCCACTCGATGAAATCCTCGAGGTTCTTCTTCCGCTGCTTCACGAGCCGTTCGCCCGGCTTGCGATCGCGCATCGACATGAACCGCTCATACGTCGCCCACAGCTGAGCGATCGGCAGCCCGGCTCCCTCGCGCTCCCTGGTGAAGACGGCGTCGAGAATGGATTTCAATTTCATCTCGGATATCTTGCCCTTAATCGACAGGTGCATGGACTCCTCGATCGACCGCGCATCCTTAATGGAAGTTGTGCCGGTAGACTGGCGGATGAATTTCCCTGGTCTTTTGGGGTCACGGAATGAAACCCACCAGTATTTAGAACCGTTATTTTTGTATAGCATTTTAGCCCGTTTCTTTTATTGCGTTAAATTGAACGATGGTCTATTGTATCATATTCCGTATCATATCCGCAACGATAAAAGAAAACAGAAAAACGCCCATTTTCAGGGCGTTTTCCGTTTATCTTATTGGTGCGACTGACTGGGATCGAACCAGCAACCTTCGGCTTCGGAGGCCAACGCTCTATCCAGTTGAGCTACAGTCGCATTATTTCCAATGGTTTTTGATGTTTGTTGCCAATTTGATGCCAAATCGCGTCGGCCAGATACATCTCAAACCTTCCGAAAACTTGCCTTTTCCTTCGGTTGCGGAGTAGTTTACCACATTCCCTTTCGGTTTGCAAGTCAGTCGAAATCGCCATCCCAGCCTTCCGCCTCGACCTGCCGCTTCGCCCTTCTGTACATCTTTTCGTCATTCGACATCTTCCTGAGCGTCTTCCCGATCGGATCGAACTCGCTTCCCATCTTCGCCGCGATGCCCTGCACCTTCTTGAACGCCAGGCCCTCGATGATCTCCGCGTCCTCCTCGGGCAATCCCAGCTCCGCTACCCTCGCCGCGAGCATCTCGCTGTAGTCGAAGTCCTCGCCTTTCGCCCTCACCGCCTCGATCACCTCGTCCGCCACGCGCTGCGCGGCCGCCCTGAGCGGCGCGCTGTCGTCCCGCCGGTACTTCTCCAGCCTCCGCGCGATCCGCTCGTTGCCGCCGTTCTGGAATGTGATGAGCCCGCTCGCCGCCGCCGACAGGAACGGTATCGAATGCAGCGCCTGGAAGATCGTCTTGCCGCCGATCGGCATGCAGCCGGCCTCGCCCTCCTCCGCTCCGCTGAGCGCCCACTGTCCCTGGTCGTCGTACGCCCCCTCGTCCTCGTCCCAGGTAGTGGCCGGCATGACTACCTGCCCGCCCACGTCGTTCCACAGCTGCTTGCCTACCTTCGTCGCCATGTTGCCCGGATCCGCGAACCTCGACTCGAAGTCCGCCTCGCTGTACACCGTGCGCTGCGTGAACGAGTTGTACGGGTTCCACCCGACGAGCGGGCCGATCGCGTCCTGGAACAGCGACATGAGCAGTCCCCTTCTCGTGAGGTCCGGCACCAGTCCGCTGTTCAGCACCGTGTTCTGCACCGCCTGCGAGCCCGTGTAGTTCAGGTCCGTCGGCAGCGAGAATCCCGCCTCCTCGGCGCGCTCAGACCCCAGCAGGCCGTGCGCCAGCAGGTCCACCGCCGGCATGAGCAGCCTGTCCTCGTCGCCGCGCGGCATCGAGATCGCGAGCGTGCTCCACTTGCCGTACAACCCGACCGGCACGATGTCGTAGTTTCTCAGACGATAGTCGCTGCAGTTCGCGAGGCCGTGCGCCATGCGCCGGCCGAACCTCATCAGCCACCCGGCGTTCTTCTGCTTCTCCTCGTCGTCTCCCGCCTCCTCCCCGAGCATCTTTGCGAGGACCGCGTACCCGCCGCCCATCCACAGCACGCTCGTCGCGAGGCGCCCGGCGATCCGGCTCGCCGCCTTCGTCCACCAGGCCTTCGGATCGTAGCGCATCGCCTCCAGCGTGCGGTACGCGCCCTTCATGCCCACGTTCATGAACGGGCCGCACGCGAACTCGATGTAGTTCATCGCGCGTCCCCGGTTCTCGTACCGCGGGCTCCCGCTCATCGTCGCCACCTGGTAGGTGATCTCGTCCGCCGACCTCGGCGCCTCCCGTCCCTGCGCGCGCGCCAGCTCCGCCTCGTGCTCCGCCGCGAGGAGCGCGATCAGCTTCACGCGCGCCTCCTCGAAGTCGTTGAACCGCTTCACCGTCTCCGCCCGGCGCTGCATCCACCTCTTCACGCGCTTTATGCCGGTCAGCTTCGTGCCGTCTAAGTTCGTCTCCATGCCCAGCGTGCGCATGAGCTCGTCGATGTCCGTCTTGCCGCTTTCGCCCATGATCTGCTTCCTGACGCCGGCGAAGATCGGCAGCTTCATCACGCCCCTGCACTTCTCCACGTCCTCCATGATGCGCTGCGCCTGTGCCGTCTTCCCCTGCCCGGCCAGCCGGTCCGCCTCCGCGATCCTCTGCTGCAGCAGCTTCGGGTCCTGCATCAGCTTCGCGATCCGCGTCGCCTCCGCCTCGTAGTAGATGTTCGTCTTGTCGCCGTACAGCAGGTTCATCAGGCCGTTGCGCGCGAACCTGTCCGGCAGGTGCGCCGCCGCGCGCTCCATCAGGAACGTCGCGAGGCGCGCGATCGGACGTAGGCCCACCAGCCCCGCCGCGCCCACGAACTTCCCCTCGCCCATCCAAGCGATGTTGTTCGCGTTGCTCGCCCGGTTGCGCCAGATGTTGCGCAGCGCGAAACGCGGGCTGTACTGCGTGAGTACCGCGCTGATCGCCCGGTTGATCTTCACGACCTTGCTCACGCCCTTCGCGTCGTGCTCGAACCCGTCCGCCACGACCTTCGGCATGACGAGCGTCATGCGCCTGCCGTCCTTCAGGAACGTCACGCTCCCGTACCTGTTGCTCCCCTTCAGACGGCCGCCGCCGCCCCGGTCCTCCATCACCGCGAACCCCTCGAGCCCCAGCGTCTTCGACGCCTCCGCGAGCGAGCACGCCCAGTGGTTGCGCTGCGCGAACTCGACGATCCGCAGGTCGTTCTCGAGCGTCGCCGCGAGCGGGTCCTTCACCGCCTTGAGGCTCCCGACGAGCGGCTTCATGAACGAGCTTCCCGACGCGCCGCTGCCCTTGAGCGCGTGCATGTCCATGAGCGCCTCGATCTCCGCGATCACCGTGCTCTCGCCCGGATGGCGCTTCATCCAGTCCTCGCGCGCGGCCCTGTACGCCTCCACCTCCTCGGCCGTCCACGTCCGCTCGCTCCGCACGTAGCTCGCGTTCATCCGCCAGTAGCCCACGAGGTCCCGGCCAAACGCCTCCAGCACGAACTCGTTCTCGAGGATGTGCTGCTCGCGGAGCGCCTGGAATCGCTTCGCCGCCGTCTCGAGACGCGTCCAGCCGTCCGCGCCCAGACGCCCCTCCAAATCCTTCAGCACCTTGTCCGCCTCGCGCTGGTCCATGCCCAGCGCCGCGGCCTTGCCCTTCTGGTGCATGCCGTCCCGCACGCTCTTCGCGTAGAGATAGCGCCGCAGGTCGTCCAGCTGCACGCCGTCCTTCGCCACCTCGTCCATGATGTGCTCGGCGAAGTCGAGCGCGTACCTTCTGCCCTTTCCCCCTCCTCTCTGCTTTTCTAGCAGCGCCGCATTTATCTTATTCAGCTCATCCTTCACACTTCTGGCCAGCAGATCGTACTTTTCCTTTTCGATCTTCCCCGCCTTCTTCAGACGCTTCAGTTCCGCCAGCTTCTCGCGTACCGCGTCCGTCACCCACATGACGGCCGGGCCCTCCGTCGAGTCCAATTCCAGCAACAGTCGCGCGCGCGTGCGCTTCCACCAGTTCCCGATCGGCTTGTCCATCTCGGCCAGCAACTCCTTGATTGTCGCCTGCTGGTCTGCATCCCACTGCCGCTCGATGTCGCGCATCACGCGCTCGTGCGGACCCTCCGCGTCGCGCGTGCGCCGGAGCGCGTTCCACGCCTCGGACAGCTTCTCGTTCCCGGCGATCGCCTCCACCATCTTCGCGTACACCTTCGGCGCGTGCGCCTCCAGCCCCACGGGATCCGCCAGGAACATGCCGAACATCTCCGCCCACAGCTCGCTCGCCGCCACCCCTTCGCTCTTCTTTGCCGTCGGGTCCTTCCTGACGGGATCCTGCTCGCGCCACCACCTCGCGGCCTCCTGCGCCTCCTTGCCGAGCTCGCCCTTCGTGTCGCCCAGCTCCTTCGAGATGCCCATGCCGAGCTTGCGCAGGTCCTTCAGGCACTGCGGCGCGCCGGCCGTCGTCGGCAGCTCGCACGCTATGCGCCCGATTTCCTTCGCGAGGATGTTCACGGCGGTGCGGCCGCCGCCGCTCGTCTTGCCCTTGATCCTGGCCTCCGCGAGCCCCTCCATCTCCTCGGCGAGCGCCTGCTCGCTCAGCTCCTTCATGGCCTTCACTTCTTCGTAGCTGTTGTGCAGCCGCCACGACGGATCCTCGTTGAGGAACATGCCGTCCTTCTTCAGCCCGGCCTTGACCGCCTCCAGGTCGCTCTTGTCCACGATGCCGAACGCGGCCGCGTTGAGACGCAGCCTGCCGTCGCGGCCCCTGCCCGCGAGCCACGGCATCTTCTCGAGTATCTTGGGCATGTGCGCGTTCGCCGCGAGCGCGCGGTAGAGGCGCAGTGCCTCGCTGTAGGCGAGCGTCATGCTGCCGTCCTGCGACGGCCCGGCCTGCCCTTCCCGCTCGAGATAGAGGTTCGCGCCCGCGTCGAAACCGGCCTCTGTGCGCTCGCTCCGCCCGGCCGCCACGCGCTGCCCTCCGGCGCGCACGGCCCTCAGCACGTCGTCGTACACCTCGTCCCTGCGCTTACCGCCGCGCGCGTAGCGGATGTCTGGATTTTCCGGATCGAACGTGCCGATGTTGTCCGTTGCGCTCTTGACCTGCGCCCCGCCGTCCAGCGGCACGTAGCTCACGCCTCTGTATTTCACCCCGCTTCCCGTCGGGTCTCCTCCCTCGTCATAGACGATGCCGTCGTACTTGTCACCGAAGTTCTCGCGCAGGAACTCCCCGTCTACGATCGACGCCTCGCCCCAGTCCAGCGCGCCCGACTTTCCTTTTATGAATTCGTGGTCCGGGAAGATGCTCTGCAAGTCCTTCAGGCATTCAGGATCCCTGATGTCGAAGGGCCTGCGGATGTTCAGGTAGTACGCGCCCACCTTTCCGCCGTTGCCCGTGTACCTCTTTGCGTATTCCGGGTCTGCCGTGAAGTATGCCTCCGGCTTGATAACGCCCTTGCCCGCCTCCTGCGCGAGCGGATCGTACGGCGATCCCCGATACACCACCAGCGGCTCGCCGTTTTCGTCTACGACTTTCGACGCGTTCGCCGGATCCTTCTTCACGTCGCCGAAGAATTCCTTGAATTGGCGCGTCTCCGTCTGGCTTGAGATTTTTGCAGCCTGCGCCTTGACCGGCGAACCGGGATCGTGTATACTATGCACCAATCCATTCACTTGCTTTCGTTTGGCATACTTTAGCCCTAGGCTTGCAAGTTGTGGATTTGCTTTGGCCAGCGAGGTGAAAACCCTGCTGGTCTTTGCATTATCCATGTAGAATACTCCGATATCGCCCTTGCCTTCAGCCTCAATTGCCTCTTTCACAAGTCCTGTCCATGCGTTTCTGCGTCCATGTGCGCTTGTCATGACATGTGCCGTTATTTTGCCGCTGTTAATTTCTGGCTCTCCGTTTATAACTATCGGCAGAATCATGTCCCCTTCTGGCGTTGACACAGATGTGATCGCGACCACACTTGTGTCTTTGCCTTTCTTGGACCTCGACGCTATCACCATCACAGGCTTTTTCAACGCACCAGGGACCTTCTTCAAGTTGTCGCCCAGGCCGTGCATGTGCCCGCCGATATTCCAGTTCACGCCGTCCTGCTTCGTGAAGTAGCATGTCTCGATGTGGTGCTGCGTCATCATCACAGGCAACTTAACGAATCCTATTTCCTCTAATGCGCTCGGCGTCTCTCCTACAAACACATAATCGTCAGATATAAGCTTCGCGTTTCTTCCGCCAGCCCTTCTGTTCGCCACGATCTTGTCAACGGCCTTGTCGAACGGCACTTCGTAATATCGCTGATTCTTCCCTTTCTCGCTGAGTTTCGATACAGGCACCCCGCCCCTGCTGTACCTGATCTCGCCGTCTGTCCACTTGTGGTCCACGCGGATGTGCTCGTCCGAGAACGCGACGTAGTTCCAGCCCGCCGTGTCGCCGTCCTTCACGCTCTTGCCGCCGTAGGAGTCGACCGGGTACTTCACGCCGTCGATCCCCGCGCGGTAAAGGAACTCGGAGGCGGCCTGCGGAGAGCCGAGGAGTCTTGACAGGCTTTCGTATATTGCGTCTCCGCTGTTGCCGTTGTCGGTAATGAAATGCTCCAGGTCGCCGTTGAAGCGAAGCCACCAGGCTCCTTTTAGCTTTTCGCGCAGACCTTCCTTCTCCGCCTGTGCGATCACCCTGTCCCAGTTGGCGTCGGAAATAGCGTCGTACCACTTCAGCAGGTGGCTCTCGTCGCCCTCCGCCCGGTTCGTGAAGAACGTCTGCTCGTAGAGGTTGGCTCGCGCCTCGCCGGGTCTTGACTCCCAGCCGCCCTCCTTCAGCTTCTTTAACACGGCCTCTTGTTTCTTGAGGGTGTCTCCTGGGATTACTCCAGCACTGACACCTTCCTTAAGGCGCTTCACCAAATCTGCTGACTCTCTTACGGCCCTTCGGACATCGCCCTTCGTCCTTGCGATTTCCCTTGCTGCCATAACTTCGGCTGAATTGCCGCCCGACAGATCTATTTTCTTGCCGTGCTGAGACACGTCCCAAGCGAAAAATTCTTTAGTGTCCCTGCCTTCATTCGCGTATCTATCCGCCACGCTCCTTACATTTGACCCGTACAGCCCCCAGCCGTAGACCTGGCTTCCCTCGCCGGTGCCGATGTGCTTGACGCTCGGCCCGTCGTCCACGCCGCCCTGCCGCGAGCGGTTCGCGTAGTCCGCCGCCGAGCCCGTGTAGATGCCGCCTATCGACGGCCTGATGTCGCCTTCCGCATTTCCCCTTCCTTCGCCCAGCCTGCGGCCCTCGAGCATCTGCGCGGTCAGCGCCTCGATCGCCTCCTCGGGATCCATCTTCTCGATCTTCTTCAGGTCGACGCGGTTGCCGCCCACCGTGCGCGCCATGCCCTTCCACGCCCGCGCGAGCGCGTGCAGCACCTTCCGCCACCACCCGCGCACCTCCGGGCTCTTCGCGAGCAGTTTCTGGAACCGCTCGCCCATCGTCCGCTCGAACCTCCCGGCGCCGATCTCGTCCATGAGCGCGTCGCCGCTGAAATCTCCGTACGTCTCCTTTATCAGCGCCTTGAGCTTCTGCGGCGCCCGCGCCGCGTACCGCTTCATCTTGAGCAGCAGGTCCGGGCTGTTCCGCTCCGCCCAGTGCCACACCGCATGCCAGCCGATCTCGTGCGCGAGCGTCCCGGCGTCCGCGCCTTCGAACAGTACCACCTCGCCCTTGCCCCGGTGGTAGTAGCCCTGCACCTGCCCCTCGGCGTCCTTGATCGGCTTCGTCTCGCCCGCCGCGCGCAGCGCGGCCTCGGCCTCCTCGGGCGTGCCCGTGCGCACGCGGATCCCGCTCTTCTCGCCGAACAGGCCGTCGACCAGCCGCTGCCCGGCATCGACCAGCTGGTTTTGCGGGCTTAAGCCCGCCTCCCCGACATTGCTTCTTGCCTCCGCCCGCGCCTTCACGCGCGCGGCCATCAGCAGGGCCTCGGCCGCATCAGCCGCCGAAACGTCCGCGAACACCAGGTCCACGTCGCCCGCCATCTCCTTCAGCCGCGTGACGAACTGCACCGCCGCGTCGCGGTTCTCCGGGCGCATCATCTCCTCGCCCGTCATCCCCTCGACGAGCACGATCTCTCGCCCGTCCTCGCTGCGCGTGCGCGTGGCTTTCGCGCCCTCGAAACGCACACACCCCACCGATCCGTCCGCCTTCACCGTGGGCTCGGCTGCCTTGTCCGCGCCCGGCGCCGCCGGCGCCTTCGGCAGCCACCCCGACTCATCCACCGTCTTGCCTTCCGCCGCCGCCTCCTGGGCCTGCGCCGCGCCCTCGGCCTTGGCCTCCGCCACGCTCTTGATCGTGCCGTCCGGCATCTCCACCATCTCCGAGTCGGCGTCCACCGCCACGCGCCCGACGGCGCGCTCGCGCGCGGCGCGGATCGCGTCCGCCGCCTCGCGGTCGGTGTAGTCCGGCTTGCGCGCTGCAAGCTCCGCGATCGCGTCCATGGCCGCGCCCGCCTCCTCCGGCGGCAACTTGCCCGCGATCATGTCGAGGGCCGTGGCCTGCGCCCTCTCGGATGCCTCGCCGAGCGACTTCTTGCCGAGCCTCTCCGCGCATTCCGCCGCCCAGGCGCGCCCCACCGTGCCCTCCGTGGCCGCGCTCTTCAACGCCTCCGAGCCCTCGTTCAACACCGTGATCGCGTCCACCACCGGCCTCTCCGGCACGATGCCGTAGCGGTCGCAGTCCTCCTCGCTGCGGATTCCGAGCGCCTCGACGCCGCGCGCGATCTCCTCGCGCGTGCCGCGCCCCTCGCGCATGTTCTCCACGGCGTCCAGCGACTCGGCCTGCTGGCGCGTCCAGCCCTGGTCCTCGCGCACCTCGACCGCCTTGATCTCCTTCACGCCCGCCGCCGCCGCGCCCGCCGCGCGGCTGCGCCCCGTCACCAGCACGCGCGTGCCGTCGTTGCCCACCCACACGATCACCGGCGGCGCCTTCGCCTGGTCCCACTCGCCGTCCAGCACCGTGCCCTGCTTGAAACTCGTCTCCGTGATCTGGAGCCCTTCGAGCGGCTCCGCCACCGTCGGCAGCTCGCCGCGCTCCAACGCGTCCAGCATGATCGCCGCATTCTCCGCGCGCGTCTCCCCCTTCGGCAGCTCGTTCCCCTCCGCGTCCCTTTGCACATCCGCCTCGCGGTTGGCGCGGTAGCCCTCCACCGCGCCCGTGCGCGCATCGAGGATCGTGCCGTCGGCCACCGTGATCGTCGCCCGGCCGTCCTTGCCCACTTGCCACACGCTGCCGTCGTCGAACTGCACAGCCCCGTTCGGCAGCACGCGCTTCACGTTCTCCGTTCCCTCCATGCCGGCTTCCAGCCATCCCGCGCCGACCTCCCGCGCCCGCAGCGCCAGCTGTGCCTGCCGGTCCATGATCGGCGCGTAGGTCTTGCGGTTCTGCTCGACCTGGAACGTGATCGCGCCTTCGCCGTTCTTGCGGTCCGCCCTCCACGCGAGCCACGCGCCCGACTTCCCCAGCGCGTTCACCGCGTGGAACGCGCTCCCGACCAGGAACTCGCTCATCACCGTCTTCGCCACTTCCCATGCGCTCTTCTTGTGCCAGTTCTGGTCCGTGCCGGCCGTCGCCAACGCCTCGACGCCTTCCTTCGTTGCCGCCACCCCCGCCATCATCGCGCCGCTCTTCATCGCCTCGAGCGTGAAACGCTTCACGATCTCCGTCTTCGTCAACTGCTCGAACGGCTTCGGCATCGCCATGTTCATCTTCTTCCACGGACCCAGCACGCCGAACATCGCCGCCTCTATGCCGCCCTTCGCCGCCGCCGCGAGCTCCTGGCGCCATCCGCCCGGCCCCTCCGGATCCTCCGCCATCTCGGCGTAGCCCTTTCCGCCCATGCCCGCCGCCACCACGGCCTGGCCTATCGCCGCCGCCTTCTTCCCGCCCGCGATCGCCCCTACTCCTTTCGCCGCAAGGCCCATCCCCTTCATCGCGAACACGCTCTCCGCGAACGAGTTTATCGCCCCCATCGTCTCGTGCGCTCCCTCTATGCCGTCGTACATGCCGCGCTTCTCAAAGAGGTCCGGCGTCAGGGCGTCCGTTATCTCGTTGAACGAGTCGTGCCAGTCGCCGAGGAAACCGCTCACCGCGTTGCCGTCCGCTCCCACGAGCGACTCCACCCCGCGCGCCACGCCGCGCGCGAGGCCGAACCCCACGTCCGCCGCTCCCTTGACCATCCCGCCGAACACCTTGCCCAACGCCGTTCCAATGCCACTTGCCACGTTGAGGCCCATGTACGCGAGCGCGCCGTGCTCGCCCGTGGGATCGTCCCAGATTCCGCGCACGCCCGCCTTCGCGTTGTCCCACGTCCAGTAGTCGTCATCGCGCGCCGCCGTGCTTTCCTCCTTCGACATCACGCCCTTCAGGACGACTCCCGCCGCCTTCGCCTGCTCCACCAGCTCCGGCAGCTCGCTTTTCTTCGCCGAATACTTCTGGCCGTCCGATCCCTCGAAGTTGTACACCTTCTCCTGCTCTTCCTCTTCCATTTCGCCTTTCCTTTCCTTTCTGGCTTCCATTGCGCGGGCCCCCTTGCCCGCGCCGCGATCTGCGGGCGTTTAAGCCCACCTCCCTATCTCGCCCTCCCTCTCGCCTTTGATTTCCACCTTCACGCTTGCTCCTAATTGCTGACAAACCTTGTATCTATTCTCGGCTTGCCAGGCATCTGGCTTTTAAGGCGCTCGTCTATTATTTTCGCGGCCTCCGCCTCCGTATATCTCGGCTTGCCATGCACCTTGCTCGAATTGATCAGCTGCGTGATCATCGCCGATCTCCTCTCCGCGAAGTCAAGCGCCGTCTTCTCGTCCACATTCCTTTGCTTCATCATGTTCTCCGCAAACGTCCGCGCCTCCTGCGCCCGCGCCTGAATCGCTGCCGCCTCCGTCGTCCCCTCCTTTCCGATCCGCGCCACTTCTTTCGCCACGTCGCCTTTATCCTTGCTTATCCTCTCTTCACTCGACGTGTTGATGCCCGCGATCTTCTCTGCGCTCGCCGTGTTTATGCCTGCAACTTTCTCCGCGCTTGCCGCCTGGACCTCCGCCGTGCGGATCGCGGCATCCTTGTTGAACTCCGCTGCCTCCCTGCCCTGTTCGGCCATGCCCCAGCGCCTCTGCCTCGCCTCCTCCTCCCGCGTCGCCAGCTCCTTGCCCAGCCTTTCCATCTCATGTTCGCGCGCCGCCCGCATCTCCGCGTCGCGCATCACTGCATGGCGGTAGTTCGTGTTCGCCTCCGCCCCAGGGTTCGCAAGTACATTCAGCCGCTTGCGCTCCATCGCCTCCTCGTGCGCCTTCTTGAACACATGGTTCTGCCTTTCCTGCTCCGTCATCCCAATCGTAAATCCTGCTTTCGCCGCCCTGTCACGCAACTCGCGCTGCTTTTCCAGCTTTTCCACCATCTCTTCATTCAGCCATTTTGCCATTTTCTCTTCTCCTTTTTTTGTTGTTGCTGAAAACTTTTCAACCTTTCCACCCTACCATCCGGGCAGGCTGGTGACGGGCTTGAGTGTTATCACCAGGTAGACTTCCTTCAGGATCCCCTGGACTGACCTCGACAATCTGTGGCTGCCCGCATCGCCGTGCACTTCCGGTATCCCCATCGCCGATTCCACCTGCGCCAAACTCGGCATCCACTGCGTGGCGCCCACGCATTCCGCGAGCAATCTCGCCGGTTTCACCGTTACCTCGTATACGAGCTTCTCGGACGATCCCCCCTTCGCCTCCTTCCATCGCGCCTCTCCCAGATCCACCAACACCGTCGCGTTCGTTGCCCAACCTCGATTAATCGGTTCTTCTTCTATTACTTCGCCGTCTTCGAACCACTTCCTATCTTCATGCTCGTATTCGTCTCCCGTCAGGTGCACCACCCCCCAGGCCCTCGCTCCTCTCACCACCTTCGGGCTCGTTTCCCCTCGCATCCAGTCCTCTTTTCTCCTCACCCCGAACTCCAACCTCACGTCCCCTTCTCCCACCACTTCCTCTTTCTCCGTCCTTTCTCTTTCTCGCGTCCATGTGTTTTCCCATTGCGATCCGTCCCATTCATATTCCCTCCAGACACTTTTGATCCCTTCGCACGACAGCCACCAGCTCGTCGCCGACACCGTCCCCGTCATCGCCTCCGCAGTCGCCGTCGTCCCCTCTCCCGTTTCCGTCTCCCGCAGCGTCCACGCCGTGATTATACGAGCCGTGTTCGTGTCGCCCGGCGACACGGCCTTCACCACCACGTCCATTCCCTTCAACACCTTGTACGCGTTTGTCATCGCTGCTTTCGCGACCAGTTTCCCCATCACCCTCCCCTCGAGCCTTCTTACCTCGTTCGTCATCGCTCCGCCGCTTGCCGCGCCCAGAATCCTCCTCACCGTCCCCCCCGCCGACAGGTCCTTGAGCAGCTCGTTCGTCACGGCCACCGTACTCATGACCGCGTTCGTCCAGTAGCTACCCGTCGTCGTTGGCCAAATCCCCCCTCCCTTCACCAACAGCCCCGGCCCCGCGGCGTTCGTCTGAACTTCGTATTCCCCGCCCAGCGCTATCCGCTCGGCCCACGCCTCAGCGATCCACGCCGCGTCCTCGTACCGGACGAGGCCATAGTCGCCGCTCTCGCCCATGACGCGACCAACTATGTTCGTTGTCTTTGGCAACGTGTAGTAGTAGTCGTTCGTCGTCGCGAGCGAGGTAGTCGCCGCGCCGCACCGCGGCCCTCCCGTTCCGACCGCCGCCACCAGGATGACGGCTCTCACTGCTTTCCTCACCATTTTCCACCTCACGCGTAAATCGGTATGAACGGCATTCCCCTGTAGTCCTTCTTCACTTCCCCGTTCTCGATCGTGAAGAGCTTCACAGCCGTGTGATCGTCGTCGTTCTCTCCTGCCGTCTTCGAGACCGTCGCGCGATGCGGCGCCTCGTGCGGCACGTTCAGGTACCACGTCCCGTCCGCCTGGCCCTCTTCCACATCCACGTCCTGCAGCTCCACCACGGCGTGCGCCGCGTAGAAGTTGCAGTGCGTGATCTTGCCGTCCTCCCAGCGGAACGCGCCGTAGTCTGCGCCGCCGAGCGGGTTGATCGGGAGTCCCACGTCGGCGCCTTCGCCGCCTGCCATTTCGCCTGCGCCTGCTGCCGCGATCTCTGCGCGCAGCGACGCGATCTCGCTTTTCAGCGCTCCGATTGCCGCCTGTGTTTCCGCGTCCATCATGTCGTTCCTTGCTGGTTGGCGTTTCCTTGGCTTCCGCCCGACTCGCTCAGCGGGCCCCTCTCCTGTCCCGGCTGTATCGCCGTATACACGACCATGACCCCGCCCCTCATGCCGCTCACGAGTCCCATTTCGGGGTAGTCCTTCGCTCCGGCCTGCGCCATCTGCTTCGCGAGCCATGCCGCCCCACCTCCCCAGTAGAGATTGTACGTTGCCGTGTAGTCGCGGAAGTACGTCTTTCCGTCGCGTTTCTGGTAGTATTTCCTCACGGTCCTTGTCTTGTCATGGTCCGTGCCGCCCTCCGACTCACTTCCGCTTCCCGACTCCGGCACGTCGCTCACGAGCCTGCGCAGGTGGAGCACGCCGTCCAGCAGACCGAATTCGTTTATTGAAATCGACGGGCTGCACGTCTCCCACCCCGTGAAGTCCGGCACTTCCTCCTGGTTGCGGAAGACTACTATCCTGTTCTGGTATGTGATCGTTCGCGACGCGGACCTCTGCCTGTCCGTCCATTCCTTCGCCTCGAGCGCCGGCTTCGCGACGCGCTTCACGACCGTCATGTTCCGCGCGCCCATGCCGTTTGGCTGGGCGGACGCGTCGTAAACCGTACCCCTCTGCGGCGTGTACTCCGCCCTTTCCTGCGTGTTGAGCTTCTGCGTTCGCTCCTCGTCGACGAGCATATTGCCGCTCTTCGCCGTTTCCTCCATCTCCTCGTGCTTCACTCGGCGCACCGTGCCGTCCACGAGGCCGAACTCGTTGCGCTGGAGCGACACGTCGACTTCCTCGTTGACTCCCGGCGCTTCGGGCGCGATCTCGGCCTGGTTTCTGAGCGACTTGACTTCGACACTCCTTCCCTGCGCCCCTCCCTGCGCCTCGGCCTCTGCCGGCTTGGCCGTGCGCGTTTCGTCCGTGACCTCCCACGCGCCGCGATCGGTCATTCGCACGCGGCGCGTGGCGATCTGGCCTGTCCTCTGCGGCACCTCGGCCTGCTGGGGCTGCGTGCCCATGCCCTCTGTGCGGCTGTGCGCGTGGACGAGCGCGTTGTTCTCGCAGGCCTCGCCCGTGCGTCCGACGGGCTCCACGCTCGCCTGGACGATGGTCTGGTCGACGAGTCCGCCCTCGGTGATCTCGTTCCTGACGCTCTCGCCGATTTTGAGCCCTGCGGCGCTCGCCGCGCTGCGCTGACCCCTGTTGACGGTCGTCAGCTGCACGCCGTCGATTAATTTCCTCGTCTCGACGACTGCGCCCGGCACGCTCTGCTCCTCGCGCGTGCGCGTCTCCACGTCGAACCCGCCCTCGTCGTTGCGCGCCACGCTCTTCTCGGTGACGACGCCTCCGCCTGCCTCCGTGACGTGCTCGAATCCCGGATCCGATTCCACCACTTCCGTTTCCGCGTGCTCGTGCAGGAACTTCGTCTTGCGGCACGACTTGCGGAACCACCCCAAGATCCGCGCGAACGTGGTGATCGTCTGGTTCCAGAGCCCGCCTTCCGTGCGCTCGTTGCGCACCGAGTTGGCCGTGCCCAGCTCGGCCTTCTCCGGCTGGTTTCGGTTCATGGTTACCTTGCGCGTGCCGCGCATGAGCCGTGTCGTTTCCGACACGGCGCCTGACACCGGCTTCTCCTCGACCGTCTCGTTCACCACGTCGGTCGTGCAGTCCTCGTTCTTGCGGAGCTGGCGCCTCACCATGACGCCGCCGCCGACGCTCGCGGGCTTTCCCGTGCCCGCCACGCTTCCCTGCTTCACGCCCAGGTGCTGCTCCTCGGAGCGGTTCTCGAACACTGTCTTGGCCGTGCCATACTCCGCGATGTCCTGCTGGACCGTCTCGCGGCGCTCGATTACGCAGTTCCAGAGGCCGGTGTCGTCGTCGCGCGCCACGCCCTGCAGCCTGTACTGGACGCCGCTCGCGCTCTCCGGCAGGGCCGGGAGGCTGCCCACCTTCCAGTGGAATTCGTGCGTCACCCTCCACTTGCAGCCGTCCTCCATCACGTATGGGCCGTCGCCGCCCTGCGCGCCCTCCTTGTAGATCGCGTGGTAGATGCGCGTGCGCTTGAGCTTCGTGGCCTCCTTCACGTCGCCGTCGCGCGTCTCGTACCAGACGGCCGTCGTCTTCCAGCCTGTCGCATCCATCGGCTTGTTGTGGACGGTGAAGGAATCGCGCCAGGCCTCGCCCTTCAGGAACTCGACGAGCGGCTCGAGGAGGGACGTGTCCAGGTTCGCCTCCTCGTAGTAGCGCACCATGACGCTCTCGTGGAACGCATATCGCCATCCGCGCTTCTCCTGGAGCTGCCAGTAGTGGCTGCGGCACCACTCGGCGCATGTCTGTTCCATTTGACTGTCCATCGCTATCTCCTGAATCTTCCCGCGCGCATGCGGCTGTCGCCCGTGCCCTCGGCGAAACGCGCCTGGAGCTCCGCGAACTCGTTCTCGGCCGCGGCCTTCGTCTGGTAGCGGCCCTGGTCCTCGGATTGCAGGCTCGCTGCCGCGAGCTCGGTGAGGTACGTCTCGAACTCGTCGCGCACGCGCACGCGCCGCCACGCCGCGTTCGCGCCCGGCGCCTCGCCTCCCGGCGCGATGTTCGCGAGCGCGATGTAGCAGTCCCGGTCCGCGGACACGTAGCACCCGGCGCCGCGCGCATACGCGCGGTCCGGCGCCCACTCGACGAAGCTCACGCGCGGCGCCTTTGGCGTGAAGCGCACGTAGACGCCCTCCGGCGCGGGCGCGGGCAGCAGCACCCCGTCCGCGAACCATCCGCATCCCTTCACCGGCGCTGCATCCGGGTGGTACTTCGGATCGGCCTCGAAGGCGAAATCATCCACCACCACGCCTCCCGGGTCGATCTCCGTGGCCTCCCAAGGCTGGTCGAACGCCACGAACGCGCTCACCTGCTCCATCTTCAGCTCTTCCCATCCCGTCGCCGTGCGCCGCCAGTACTTTCCGTCGCACCAGCACTCCTGGCCCGTGGCGTATCGCTCGGCCGCCGCTTCCAGATCCGCCTCGATCGGCCTGTACCTGCGGAACTCCACGCGCCGGAGCGCCGGGAACTTCTCGGCGTGGATCCGTCGCAGCCCTTCGTTCACCGCCGTTCCGGCCATGATGCGCCACCTGAGCGGCACCGTGCCTGTCACGAGCTCGTAACCGGCCATCGCGCACGCGGCCTCGAGGATGTTGCCCATTTGGATTTCCATCGCAATCGCCTTTCCTTTTCTTTTGTGCCGGGACACCAAGCGTACATCAGCAAGTCTTTCGCCCTATCGCTCCGGCTCCCATCCGTTATGCTGCCAGCGGAACCAGCCCTTGCCCGGTATGTAGCGGCGGCTCACCTTGCCCTGGCGGCAACGGTGTCCGTTCGCGCTGTCCGTGCCCTGCGGCCTGCCGTCGAGCGCCTGCCACGGGTACTTGCGCTCCAGGAATCGCCAGTAGTCCTCGCCCGCCTCCGTGAGTATCTCCTTGCCCATCGTTCGGACGGCGTGCAGGACCGCGTGGCGGCTCTTCGCGCCCACTCGGCCCTCACGCCGGCCTTCCATCCCGAGTTCCCGGCGCTGACGGATCAGCCTCTTCGAGGCGTCGATCTCCATCTTCTTCTCGCGCTGCATGCGCGCGTTCTCATCGACCCACTCCGGGCTCACCGTTTTCTTGGACTTGACTAGCATCTACCTCTCCAGGATCAGCTGCACCTTGCCGCCGTCGAACGCCGTGCCCTCGCCGATTAGCAAGTCGCCCGGGAATATCGCCGTGTCCAGCGCGTTCGTCTTGTAGCCGTTTGTGAGCGTCGCGTTCCAGAGCGTGTTCGTGACCGCGAGGCTTGCGACGTGCCGCGTGCGCTCCGTGCGCACTTCCACCGTGTCCACCACCTGGTACGTCACGTTCGACGAGAGCGCGTGCGTGACCGACTGCGACGTGTAGAGCAGGTCTTTCGTCGGCCATCCCGCCACGAACGGCTTCGCGCCCCACGCCTGCCCCACCATGTTGCTCACGATCCCCGTCCTGACGAGCGGCACCGCGTTCGTGAGCGCCGTCACGTTCGTGACCGTGTGCGTGAGGTTCGAGAGGCCCGTCGTGGCGCTCCACACCGTGCCCGTGACGACCGTCGCCACGTTCGTGACATACGTCACGCCCATCACGCTGCCCGTCGCCACGGCGTAGGCGTTCGTGGTCCATGCCCTCCACAGCGTCTCGGTGGCCGTGTACTGGACGTTGCTCGTCGCCGGCCTGTACGTGTAGTTCGTCACGACCGCCTCCTCGAACCACTCCACGTCGAGCGGCGTCACGCGCTTCACCGTGACCGTGCCCGTCGCGTTCGTGGAGACCGCCTGCGCGGCGACGGCGCGCGCCGCCTCGAGCGGCGCCGTCTCGCCCTTCCCCACCTCGACGCCCACGATCGCCGCGTGCGCGGCGCACGCCGCGGCCAGCATTGCCATCGTTGTAAGTTTCTTCATTTTGCCTTCCTCCCTACTTCACCGTGCAGTCTTCGCACGTCCCGTCCGTGCATTTTCCCGTCGCGCACTTGGCCGATGCCGCCGTCCCCTTCTCTGCCGCCTTCGCCGCGATCTTTGCCGTCTCCGCGTTCGACGCCGCGTTCACGAGCGCGGCCGTGTCCGCCGCGTTCGCTGCGCCCTTGTCGAGCGGAACGCTCGCCACGGCCGGATTGAACACCGTCCCCGCCAGCCTTCCGAGCACCGACACGCCGTACCAGAACTCCGCTGCGTTTTTCGCCAGCTGCTCCGACGTGTCGCTCTTGTAGCCGTTGAACTCGACCTCCACGCCTTCTGCCGACTTCTTCGCGCGGAACGAATCCACGTCACGCTTCAGCCAGTGCGACGTAGACGTGACCGACCATCCTCCGTCGGCATTCACCTCGACCTTCGTCGAACTGCATCCCGCGCACATGAACACGCACCCTCCCAGGCTCGCCAACATGCCGCCCAATGCAGCAATCTTGATCATCTTCTTCATTTCTTCTTCTCCTTGTTTCCTTTTTTCGATAATAACCACGCGGGCGGCTTCCACCAAATTCACAACATGGCCTTTCAAAGACTCCGCCCGCTTTCCGGGCACCCGCCCGAAATCTCCTTTCCCTCCGGCGCCTTGTCGACGAAGTGCCGGCCGCCGAACGCGCGCAGCGCGTAGTACTCCACTCCCGCCGCGAACGCCCCTATGCCGAAATGGCGCAGCAGCGCGCGGTAGATCCTGTCCGCCTCCTTGCGCGTGATCCCCAGGCGCCAGGCGTTGCGGTAGAGCCAGTCGTGCGCGAGCGCAGCGTAGACTCGCGGTGCCTGCAATGGATGCCCGCAGACACGCCACAGCACTCTGGGGATGGAGGCACCGTCCGTGGTCGTGCCTGCGGGTATCACGATGTCGAAGAATTCCTCCACGCGGTAGAGCGACCACGGCTCCATGAGAACCGCTTCCTTCTCTCCGAGCGTGCTTATCGGCAGCCGGATGATCGGCGCCGCGCAGTCTGCCCATTCCGTCCTCACGACGCGCCTCCCGAATGCCAGAAGCTGAGCAGCTTCATCGCCGTATCGTTCCCGAAGAGCAGAGCCACCAGCAGCAGAAGGCCGATCCCCGCGACGATGAGCCCCTGCCGTTTTACGCGCATGCCTGTTTTACACTGACAGTCAACGACAGCGATCATCGCGCTCACCATCGCGTCATTCAGGGCCTCCGTGGTCTTTGCCGACTTGAGCTGCGCCTTGACCATATCACGCGTTACTTCGTCCATCACTGACCTCCCGGCCCGACGATGACCGTCACCTCGTTCGTCTCGCCCGCGATTCTCTGCGCCGCGCGAAGAGCGGCGAGATCTGGCGGAAGATTCGCACTCTCCCACGCCGCGCGCGCCTCGTCGGCCCTGCGTTTCGCCTCGGCCGCGGCCTTCGCTGCCGCCTCCGGATCCTGCCTGATCCGCTTGCGGTAGCGCACCATGCGATTCGTCGCCACGAATCCGTCCTGGTAGAGCTGCACGACGATCATCTGAGCCGCGCCGTTCGCGTTCGTGACGCCGGTCGGCAACAGGTACTCGCCGATCCGCTCGCCGTGCCACTTCTGGCGGCCGGCGTCCGTTCCCTGGTCGCGCCAGTACATGCGGTTCATCAGGCCGAGCGCGGCCTGTAAATCCGCCTGCGTCCACGTGTTCGTCGACCCATCGGCGCGGATGGTCGCGGCGACGATCGGCTCGTCTGCCTGCGTGACGGCGCAAATTGCGGCGACTGCGGCGACGGTGAGGAACAGTATCTTTTTCATTGCGTCTCCTTCTTGATGACCTTGGTGTTCGGGAACGCGCTCTTGCCCGTGCCCGGTATCGTAAAGCCTTTCATTTGCCAAACGCCGTTTGTGTGGACGGTCGGCGCGGGCGTGAAGTTCGCAGCGACCATCACGTCGTAGTTCGTGGCGTTGACGAGCGCGTAGTCGTATGGATGATCCGCGAAAGTGAGATGTGGCGTGAGGCGCACCCAGTCGGTCGCGTTCGTCAAATCGACCTGCCGCGCGTAGACGAGGATCTCCGTGTCGTCCGGAAGAAGCTGCGTCCGCTTGGCAAGCGCGACATGCGCCACGTCGTTCGTGAGGTATGAGCCGGCGTTCATGATATACGGGTCGGACACCGTCACCGTCCCCTTTCGGCCGAACATGGTACAGGCAACAGCAAGCGCGAGCATGGCGAGGGTCGCACGGCGCATGCGACGCTTCGCGCGCATGGCGGCCTTGCCCATGTTCGCGGCCGTCACGATCAACGCGATCACCATGAGCACGGCGACGCCGGCATACATCACGGCGTTCTGGATTGCCTGCATCATTGCTTTGTCCAAATCAGGTTGTTGCCGGAGACGGTCGGCACGAACTTCACGCCGTTCACCCAGATGCCGGCCGAGATGTCTGTGGTGGCGCTGTTGCGGATCACGACGCCGCCTTCCTGAAGGAACGAAAAGCGCAGGAACAGCGACGGCGGGCGCGTGCCGTTGAAGTCGAGCGTCAGCACCCAGGCGCCCGTGCCGCCCGTCCAGTTGAAGTCCCATGTCTGCGGTGCGCTGGTCTCATCGCCCCAGCCTACATCGTCAAGCGCATAACGCCAGAAGCACGATGGATGGTCCTGGGACACGACCGGCACGGGAACCGTGACTGATGTCTCGCCCACGGTGATGCCCGCGGCGTTCGCGCCGACGACCTGGGCGTCGGTTTTCTCGATCGAAAAGACCGGCGTTCCGTCATCGGCCGAAATCCGAAAATATGCGTTTGTGTCAGGGTTGAAGTCGGCGGCCATGCCGTTCGAGGATAGCACCCACACCTCGCCGTAGGTGTCCACCACCTTGGCGTACTCAAGCCCGCCGGCGATGACGGTCGTGGGCGTGGAGATCCACGTGGTGTTAGACGGCGCATCTGCGCCGAGGCCGGAGGTGGTTCTGGACCAGGCGCGCGGTGCGGCGTTCGTGAGCGCGGCGTCCGTGTACTCGTTCGCCCGTGCCAGCGTCCGCGTCAGTCCGTTCATCTCCGACCACACCGTGACGTACTCATTCGACTCGTTGAGCTGCATGAGCCGGAGCTCCGGCGCGTGGACCTGCGAGTTATAGTTCGTCACTTCCGCCACGACGTTCGATCCGGAATAAAGCCGATAGACGAGCGTCGATTCGGTTCTGAGGTCCGCTATGTCGCTTTGGATTGATGCCGTGTCTGGGAGGTCATTCGTCAAGGCGACGCGGCCGATAAGATTCGTCACAAGAATGTCGTACCGTGTCCAGTTTGCAACAAGCTCATCCCCCATTGAAAAGTGAAGTGTTGTCGCGTTCGGTTCGCCGCCAAGATCCGTAGGCGTTCCACCAGGCTCCAGAAACCATCCGTCCGTGGGGTACATTTCTCCGTCTGCCCCATGCCAATAAGGGCCGACCCAAGAGCTGATATTTTCTGGTGTGAATCCTGTGTAGCTTGACAAACTCCATCCGGCGTTACGCGCAACTTCCCACACGCACCCCGTCGCGTCCGTGAAGCGAGACGGCGTGCCGTACACGGTCGCACGCGCAACCGCCCCCGTTGATGCGAACGCGCCGAGCGCGCGGTCGGTGTAGTTGGTTGCCGATCGTGCGATCTGCCACACATCCGAGGCCGTCACATCGCCATGTCCGCCGCCTGTCTGGTCCACGAGCCGCGTGGCTGCGAACACCGTGCCCATCTCACCCCACTGGTTGAAACGCTCGTCCACCTCGCCCATCACGACATTCTTCGCCGTCGCCATGTCGTTCGTGTAGGCTACCCGGTTCACGGCGTTGGTGAACCACTGCACCGTGCGCGAGCAGGTCGTCGTGATCGAATGCTCTTGCTCTTCCTGCTCCTCCCAATAGCTCCATTCCACTACTATCTCGCTTTCATACCGATCCTCACTCATCCGCATCGGCGTCAGCGTGCTGCTGCTGATGTACCATCCCGGTCCCTCGTAGTAGTCTTCGCCTTCGCCCTCCGCACCCCACCACCACGGGCCGTACCAGTTCAGGCCGGTCGTTGTCCAGCTGTGCACCACCGTCCACTGGCCTGTCACTACCTGCACCTGCCACACCACACCCGTCGCGTCCTGGTAAGTCGTTGCGTCGCTCGACCAGAGGCGCGTCATGCCGCCTGTGAGCTCCAGCGCGTCGATCTTCGCTTCCAGCCGCGCGTCCGCGCGTGCCAGCTCGTTGCTCGCGGCCCGCACGCCCTGCCACACCCTGTTCGTTGCCGTGTCCAGCCTGTTGCTGAGCTCCGCATCCACTGTGTCAACGCGCTGCGATGTGGCATTGATCGCCAGGTCCTGCGCGTCGATGCGCGCTCCAACGCCCGCTTCGGTCGCGTAGCCCTGCGCGCTGATCCACGCCCGCGTCGCGAAATTCGTGATGTCGCCTTCCGTGAGGTAGTCCGTCGGCAACTCGCTCTTGAGCGCGTAGGGCGCGAGGTCCGGAGCGGCCGGGATCTCGCTGCGCTTGGCGAAGGTCGCGTCCACGCGGTTGGATTCGGCCTCGGCGGCGCGGAGCGCCGCCTGCACGACCGCGTTCGTGGCACCGGTGATCTCGGCCTGCAGCGAGCCCTCTGCCGCTTCCACCCTGTTGCTCACCGCCGCGCCCAGCGCGCCCACCGCCGCTATGGCCACCGCATCCTCCTCGTTCGTCACCACGGGCGCAGTGTTGGGGATGTCCTCGAGCGGCGCGGTGGCGGCGTATGACTGCATGCGTACGACAGCAAGCGCAAGGCACACCGCCGCCGTCGCGATCACGCGCACGATCTGGTCCACTTTTTGCTTCACGGTCTTGAGCGTGTAGTCATCGCCAATCTCGCCCAGGTTCACGCGATCTACCTTGTCGGTGGACGTGCCCGAAGGCACGCCACCCCGACCGTTTCCGCCCGGGTAGAATTCTCCTCTGTCGCTGCGCTCGTCCATCACCCTTCCACTCCTTCCACGCCTGTGCGGCCGATCTCGGCGTTCTCGCCGAACTGGGTGTTCTGCTGCTCGAGCGCCTCCATCCAGCGCTGCAGGTTCTCCTGCGCGACGGGCGACATCTCCGCGATCGCGTCCGGGTTCTCCTCCTGGAGCTGCTGGTAGAACTGGAGCCGCGCGCCGTAGTTCCACCTGCCCTGCGTGTCCATGCGCGGCATCACGCCCGCCTTGATGAGCGCGAAGTTCTGCTTCTCCTCCTCGAGGTCGTTCGCGGTCAGCTGCTCAGGCGAGCGCATCGCCTCCCCGCTCACCTCCGGCCAGAGCTGCCGCATCACGTGGCGTAGCACCGGCAGCGTGTCCACGGCGCGCTCGCGGTCGATCGACTGCAGCACGCCCGCAAACGCCTGCACCTTGTCGAGCAGCGCCTTGTTGTCCAGGTTGCGCGGGTCCAGCCTGAGCGTGATGCCGAAGCTGCCCGTGATGTCCTCGCGGCGCAGGCCCTGCACGTCGCCCTCGCCCGTCACGCCCGCAAGCGCCTCGTCGCTCGCGTGGTCCTGCGCGGCCTCCACCATGAGCACGAACAGGTCCTGGAACTGGCGCAGGAACCAGTTGACCTCCTCCTGGCGCCTCTCCGTCACGTCCGTCTGGCCGTCGCTCACGCCCACGTAGGCGAGCAGCTCGGCCTTCAGGCGCTCCTCCGTCTCCTTCGCTGCGGCCGGGTACGCCGGCGGCTGCATCCAGAGCAAATCGTCGTTGATCCCCATGTTGATCACGGAGAACGGCTCGATCACGGCGTTGCGCGTGCGCGTGCCCTTCGCCTTGATCGGAGGCAGGCTGCCGACGATGGCGTTGTTGGCCGCCATGTCGCGCACCTCCTTGGCCACGCCCTGGTCCGGCGCGCACAGCGCCGCGAGCCCGCGCGCGGCGAGCAGGTTCCGCCCCGTCACCTCGCGGCGAAAGAACGCGACGCCCCACGTCCCGCGCCGGCTGCGTATCGCGCGCTGGCCGAACGCGCTGCCGTCGGCGTGCCCGAGCACCGTCACCCAGCGCACGGTCTCGCCCGCGTCCGTCGTCACGGCCTCGTAGCACCACACGATGTTGCACAGGTCCTTCACGTCGTCGTTCGGACGCGTCGCCTCGTCGTAGAAGCTCGCGCCCTTGTAACGCAGCTCCTCCTCCACCCATTCGGGATCCCAGCCGTCGCTCTCAATCCGCTCGCGCAGCTGCTCCTCCGTCACCCACTCGCCCCGGAACCACGGGCTCGCGTAGTCGAAGTCGCTCGCCTCCCGCGGAATGCAGAAGTCGTCGCCGTACCTGAGCGCCTTCAGCTCCACGCCCTCGTCCGCCGGTCCCCGGCAGAGGCATTCGCACTCGCCCTCCTCGGCGAGCGCGCGCCGCACGGCCTCTGCGTCCTCCTGTCGGACGCCCTGCGCGACGAGGAACGCATCCAGCTGCTCCGTGGCAGCCTCGTCCTCGCCGCGCAGGCCCATCCAGTATTTTCCCTCGAGCGTAGCCGGATCGGTCTCTTCGCTCCCGTTCGCGGCTACATATTGCGCGGCAAGCTCTTCCGCGTTGAGCTCGCGGACGGCCAGCGAGGCGCGACGGCGCCAGGAAACGTCCATCGCCGCCACCGCCGGGCTGTCCACGAGCATGTACCTGAGCAGGGCCAGGAACTCGGCGTAGCCTTTCGCCCCCAGCCTTCCCATCTCCCATCCGAGAAGCCTCTTGAGCGCATTGGCGCGCCGCTCGGCGTCCGGGCCCGCCCCGCAGGCGAACTCCACCTCGCAGCTCGACAGCGCGATCATGACGAGGGCGATCTTGTCAAGGACCACCTTCTCGCCCCAGCGCACGCGCTGGTCGCTCGCGCCGTCGAAAGGCCAGGCGCATTCGGTCTTGGTGTCGTGCACCGTGCCGTCCGCGTTCTGGCCGTCCCACACGCAGTAGAACGCCTCCTCGGCGGCCGAGCGGCTGCCGTAGAACTGGCGCGAGCGTTCGCGCCACCAACCGAGCGCTAGAAGCAGGTCGTTCCGCTTCTCGTCGCCCAGCGCCCTCTGCGTGCCGATGCGCCTCATTTCGCCCCTCAGACGCTATGCACCACGCGCAGCTGACCCATCGGGTTCAGGCAGGTGAGGCGCAGCGTGGCGTCATGGTAGCCGCCGGGGCCGCCGCCCTCGTCCTCGATGTCGTAGTGCGTGATCGGATCGAGCGTCGCCACGCCCCACAGCTCCGGACGGATGAACGCGCCGGACCAGTACGAGGCGTCCTGCATCGCGAGCGTGGTGGGATCGGCGAGCAGGTTGTCGTCGCACATCACGTGGAGCGTCACGCCGTCGTACACGAAGTCGTCCACGATGAGCTGGATCTTCTTCGAGTCCTGCGTGCGCTGGAGCGTGTTGACGGCGTTCTGCGTCACGGTGGCCTTCGCGAGCCATTCGCTCATGATGCCCTTCAGGTACGTGCCCACGAGGCCCACGAGCTTCAGGTTCGAGCCGCCCACCTGGATCTTCGCCTTCTGGAGCTCGGCCTTGAAGATCGCCTCGGTGAGGCTCTGCACGTTGCCCTCGTAGCCGGCCACCGGGTGGAGGTACTTCGCGATCGGGTACGTCGGGTGGATCGCGGCCGCGTCCTGCGCGTCCGTGTTCGAGCCCGTGTGCGTCCACTTCTTCAGCCAGTTCATGAGGCCGCGCGTCACCGGCGCGCCGCTCGTCGCGGCGTACGTGGCGGCCTCCTGGTCGCTCGAGATCGCGCGCTCGATGTTGATCGCGAGGTCGCGTGCGTCCGCCGCGCGCTTGGTTGCGGCCGCCTGGCCCTTCTTCTCGTTGTGGCCCGGCAGCTTCTGGCGCAGGCGCGTCACGCGCCAGCCCTTCGAGCGGAACTGCTCGATCACCTCGGTCATCACCGCGTTGATCTTCTTGTTCGCCGTCGTCTTGTCGTAGTCCACTCCCTCCGCCACCTTCGGGTTGTACACCTCGGGCAGCGCCTCGACCTCCACGTCCTGCGTGATGTCGATCGGCGCCTTGATGCGGCCGATGACGGTCTGGAGCGGCAGGTCGTCCATGAACGACTTGACCACGCCGTCGTGGAAATCGGGATCCACGAGCTCCCTGTCTACGGTAAAGTATGCCATTTTCTAGTCCTTTTCGCTTTCCTGGATCAGGGCCGCGAGCGAGTTTTTCCCGCTGGCGCTTCCCCAGTCCACCTTGCCGCCCTTCCTCCGCTCCGGCTTCCTTTCGCTCGTCGGATGGTCAAGCGGCGTTTTCTTCTTTGGCGAGCCCTTCGGCCCGCCGCCCTGCGGCTCCTTCTTCGCTCCTGGCTTCCAGCCGGCCTTCATGGCCTGGCGTCCCAGCTCGAAGATGTCCCGCACCTTCTTCTGAAGGCTCTTCTCCTGCTCGCCGCAGCGGCGCTCGATCCTGTCGTTCTCGTCGCGCAGCTCGCGGAGGCGCGCCCTCACCTGCTTCCTGGTCAGCGTCCTGTCCCCGACTTCCAACTCCTCGTTGTCCTCGTCGTCGAGCCAGTTCTCGTAGAACGCGATGAGGCCATGATTCTCGTCGCGCCTCTCGATGGCCTGTGCCAGGTCCTTGGACATCAGGCTGGGCAGCACGCCCGCCGACTTCGCCGCCGCGATGAACGTCTCCGCGTCGTCTCCGCCCAGCTTCTTCGCATCCTCCAGCTCGGCTTCGAGCTCCCTGACGCGACGTTCCGCGTCCTTCGCCCGTCCCACAAGCTTCATGATGCGCTTCTGCGCCCTCTTTCCAAGGTTGCCTTCCTCGCCCTCGTCCTCGTCGTCGTCCTCTTCGTCGTCGTCTTCGGAGTTATCTTCATCGACCTGTTCATCGTTGTCGACAACTTCCTCGTCGGCGTCCGTCTCGGGCGTCTCCTCGTCCTCTGGCGTGTCCAGCTCTGTGGTATCTTTGATTTCGTCGTCTTCCATGGTTTTTCTTTCCCGCAGATTTTCTTTACGCGACTCGGAGACTGCGACCTTCCGCTCGCGACAAACACATTTTCCCAAAAGTCAATAGCCCCCGCGAGAAAAATCTACCGAAAGGCACGATTTTTCCCCCTTGTATTACAATCTGTATGCGCTTTCCGTGTCACTCGCCGCGGCTAAGCCTCGCGCGGCCCCTTCAACGCCTCCTCCCTCCGGCCGCGATGCGGCGCTTCGTGTTTCGTGATTCGTGGTTCGCGGTTCGTTTTTCCTGCCCTTCGCCCGACATGTCCTCCGTCGCCTCGAGGATTCCGGAGAGCACGGCGTAGCGGTCCAGGTCGATCATGTCCTTGCACGCGCCCTTCTGGCCGTCCGCGCCCGTGTACATGCCGTACGCGGCTATCGTGTTCACGCACGCGGCGCTCACCTTGTAGCGTCCGCTCTTCACCAGGTCCTGCAGCACGTCCAGCCCCACGCTGATCTTCTGTCCGCTCGCCGGCGTGAATCCCTCCGCGAGACGGCTCACCTGCTCGAAGAGGCTTGTGTTCTCCTTCGCCCCGATCTTGCTCTGGCTCGCCGCCCGCGCGTCGATCACGCGGTATTCGATCTGCTCCGCCGTGCCGTCCAGCTCGCTCCACTCCTCCACCTCGTCCAGCTCCGCCTCCGGATCGTAGCACGTCCATCCCTCGAGTCGCGCGATCTCGCGCTTATAGGCGAGAAAGCCGAACCCGAAATCTTCCTGTCCGTCGCCCCGCTCGCCGTCGTTGATCCCGCCCTTGCGGTCGCTCGGCACGGCCCACGGCCCCGGCACGCCCACGCCCGGTATCTCGTAGTTGCCCGGCCATTCGCGGTACTTGTACAGCACGCCTCCCTTCACTTCGTAGCCGTACCACCCGAACGCCCAGTTGCGCTCCGGCGCCGGGTCCACCACCATGATGCGCACGAGCTTCTGCGGGATTTCCTCCGGCGCCACCACGTTGCGCTCCCGCTTGAACTTCTTGAAGATGACGCCCCGCACCTGCTCCGCGATGCCGTACACGCGCTTGCGGATCATGGCCGTCGCGTTCGCGTTCTTCTGCGCGTTCGCGATCACCTCTCCCGGCATGCCGTACGGGTTGTCCCTTCCGAAGAACCAGATCGCGGCCGCCTCGCCGCCCTTGCACGACGCGATGCGCGGCGTCACCTCGAACCGGCGCCGCCCCTGCGCGGCCATTGCGGACACCTTGTCGGGCGTTCCCGACATGATCTCCGCGTACGTCTCCGGCCGCGCCTCCGGCACGCCGGGATCCTCCTTGCCGCCGCCGTCGCGCCACGCGCTCAGCCGCGCCCATTCGGCCTCCTCCAGCCCGAGCTCGCTCCACGGCTCCGGCGGCCCTCCGTCCACCGGCTGCATGTACGCCGTGTGCCAGCGCGTCACGGCCATGCCCTCCATGTAGTCCTTCACGACCGGCGTGTAGCCGCTCACCGGCGTGAACGTGCCGAGCAGGAAGCCGCGCTTCGACGCGAGACGGAACCTCGCCGCGTCCAGGAAGCTCTTCGGGAACTCCTCGTCCAGCCAGCACAAGTCGAGCGCGCTGCCCTCCATCGCACCGTCCACGTTCATGTCGTAGCTCACGAACCGGATGTCGCTGCCGTTCCCGAACGTGATCTTGCTCGAGCTGAAGCCGTTCTGCTTCGTGTAGCTGATGTGCTCCTCGTTGTCCTTCGCCTTTCGTCCCGCGATGTTTCGCGCCTTGAGCTCCTTCGGCAGGTAGTGCCACACGCGCGGCATCTGCACCTGCTTTCCCGTCGGCAACGTCTGCATGCCGATGTTCGCGCTGCGGCCTCCGAGCATGCACGTTCGGATCGCGAGCTTCGAGGCGAAGTCCGTCTTCCCCGAACGGTTCGCGCCCATTATCAGGATCTCCCCCACGGGCCGCGCGAAACCGAGACGCCGGCGCGTCTCGGCGCAGAACGCCTCCCAGTCGCCGCCTGCCGCGCGCCGGTCGGCGTCCGTTGGCTCGTAGCCGCGCATCAGCGCGCGCGCCACGGTCCAGATCGGCGGCTCGTAGCCGTGCCGGTACGGATCCTCCCGCATCCTCGCGAGGAGCGATTCACGGCCCTTGGCCAGCCACGCGGCGGCCGTTTTTTCGTCCACGCCGCGCTGCGCGGCGACTCTCCGCACCTGCGCGGCGTCGAACGGCTGGTAGAACTGGTCTCTCATGCCTTTATGCAACGGTTGTCGAATTTCTTATACGCATCCAGGTAGTACTCCCTTTTCCCCGTATTGTATGTCACCTCGTAGTACATTCCATCGTTCAACGTCGTTGATATAAGCCACTTGCAATTTCCAAGGATGTAGCATTGCCAAACCACATAGATTCCATAACCCGGCCTCTCGTCACTCTTATCCAGATGTTCATCCACCCATTCATCGACTATTCTCATCGCGCGTTCGTTTTTGTCTTCGTCCATTTCTTTTTTCCTTTCTTGTTTTTCTCCTTCGCACCGTGCGAAGGAAAACTCATTCCGCGTTCCTCAGACGCCCCTGCTGGCGCATGGCCGCGCAGTAGAGGTCCTCGAACTTGGCGATTCCCGCGAGCATGCCGCGCATCGTCGCCAGCTCGTCCGCGCCCATCTTCTTCTTGCTCCGCGCAAGGCTCCACGTCACCTCCTCGCGCACCTGGCGCGCCACGGCGAGCGGCACGCTCAGGTCCATGTCCGTGTTCTTCTCGAAGTAGCGGCACACCTGCTCTTCGGTGATTCCGTCCACCATTTCGTCCAGCGTCGGCTCCCCTTCCGCCTCCGCCGTGAAGAAATCCACTATCGCCCTCCAGATCCTCACTGCCGCACCTCCCCCCGGTACTCCACGCTGCCGAACGGGATCCCCGAATTCATCTCGTAGAGATTCACGTCCCACATGCCGCTGTTCGAGTTGTGCGCCCTGCGCTCTGCCTTGATGCGCTCCACGTACGCCTCGCGCGTCTCGCCCGGGAACTTCAGCCAGCGCGTTCCGATGCCGCCCGTGCGCTCCAGCACCTCGTCCCCCGCGTTGAACATCCAGTCGTCGCGGATCGCCTCGAACTTCCCGGCCTCGATCCTCTTCGGCTTCTTCTCGTCCCCCACGTCCACCTGCTCGCCCTCCGGGTCTCCCGGACGCATCAGGAAGTACTTGGCGTACATGAGGAACGGCACGTCGCCGCGCCCGCCCTGCTGGTTCTTGATCACGCTCACCCAGATGGGGCGCAGCCCGCCGTTCTGGAAGATGCTCGCCTGCCCGGCCTCCGCCGCGCGGCTCTCCGCCTCGCCCTCCATGTCGTACTCGTTGAGCTTCTCGAGCTTCCGGCGCGGGTCGCCGTAGACGAGCTGCGTGGGCGGCTCCTCCTTCCAGTACGCGAGCACGTCCTCGTCCTGCCACAGCACGGCCACCGTGCGCGCGGCGCGTGCGATCTCGCTGGAGTCGCCCAGGTGGTCCAGGCGCGGCTTCTTCGTGCCCGTCGCGCGGTCCTTCGCGAACTGGTTGGAGAGCTGTACCAGGCACACGATGGGAATGCGCAGCTTCTTCGCGAGACGCTTCATCGCGAGCGTCGCCTCCTTCACGAGCACGTACGGCGCGTTCGCGCTCTTCATCTCCGGGTCCACGAGCTGCAGGTAGTCCACCACCGCCACCTGCCAGCCGAGCGTCTTCACGCCGCGCGTGATCTCGTACTCGAGCGCGCTCACGGTGTCCGACTCCGTGATCTTCACCACGTCCTCCTCTGCGAGACGCTTCATCGTCCGCTCGAACTCGTCCACGTAGCCCGGCGCCGCGCCGAAGTCCAGCTTGCTGATAGAGAGCTGCGCCGCGATCGCGGCGTAGCGCTCGGCGAGCGCGTCGCCCGGCATGTCGATGCACACGAACCCGTGCTTGATTCCCTGCGTGATCCAGTAGAGGCTCATGTTCGCGGCGATGGTGGTCTTGCCCTGGCTCGGCAGGGCCGCGAAGATGTGGAGCCCCGTCTTGAGGCCCTTGTAGATCATGTTCAGGCAGCTCCACGGGAGCGGCACGCCCCGGAACGCGCCCCAGTTTTTTTTCACGAACCGCTCCTCGCTCAGCCAGCGCTTCTCCTCGACGAGCTGGTCCACGAAGTCCCCGACGCCCCGCAGCGGGTCCCCTCCGCCGCGCGTCATCTCCTCGAGCTTCGCGATCTCGGCAGCCGCGTCCGTGATCGCGATCCGCACGTTCTGCGGAGAGAGTCCCTGGAGCTTCTTCATGCACAGCGCGTGGAACCGACGGTACACCTCGCGGTCGCGCATCGCCTCGAGGAACCACTCCGCGTTGGCCGCCGTCGCCGGCGCGCCGTCGATGATCGACTGCACCGCGTCCGCGCCGCCCTCGCCCATGGCGTGCGCGAGCAGTGCCGGCTCGAGCGCCCTGCCCTCCTTCACGGCATCCGCCATGGCCTTCCACAGCTTTTTCGTGGATTCCCTCGTGAACCACTTCTCGTTCACGCCGCTCGCGGCGAACTTGTTGACGAGATGCCGTCCGTACTCGTCGCCGCTTTCGTCCAGGCTGGCCGCGAACACGCTCCCCAGCAGCCCGACCTCGATGTCCGTCTCGCTCGTTTCCATCACTTCCTCCACTCCTTACTTTTCAATTTTTCAACGCTTCACAACGACGCGTCGAAGCTGATTTCGTCGCCCTTGGACGGCGCAGGCTTTTTTTTCTGTGGCGGCAGCTTGCGCCAACCGCCGTTGCGGATCCACGCGGCGAGCGCCTGGACGAACTGGCCCTTGTCCTCGGCCCAGCCGTCGGTGGCGCACCACGCCTCGTGCGCCGACCTGATCGCGTCCACGGTTTCTGGTCCCTCGCCCGGCTCCTCCTCCACGGTCGCGGCGATCGCGCGCACCACGGCGCGCTTCCCGCTCTTCGCGTTCGGATGCCGCGCCATCATCGCCTCGGCCGCCTTCACCACCACGGCCGCCCCGTCCCAGAGTCCCGGCGCGCCGGTTTTTTTTGAAGTAGCAACGCCCCGCGACGCGGTTGGTTGTTCCCCTCGCGTCGCGGGGGTCGCATCGGTCCCCGCATCACCCTTGGTGCGTTTCGTCCCGTTTCGCTTGGTCGTGCCTGTCCTACGGCCTCCTGTGGTAGGGCCGCCCGTGGTAGGGCGTGTGGTAACTTTTCCGGTGTGGGCATGAACGTCGGTTTTCGCCGAAGAAGATTTTTCATCCCCCGCTAGGGGGATTATAGGGGGTATATTACTATTACCTAACCTTACCTTACCTACTATTCCATGGAATTCCATATTCTCTTTTACGCTCTTGAGGATCGCGTCCTCGACGATATTCGCCTTCTCGCGGCGCTTCCTCTCGTACTCCTTCTTGGATTCCCGGCTCGCCTTGATTTTCTTGATTCTGGCCGAATTTGCGCCTCTGTACGTGCCCACGAGCGTGCTGGCGAGCGTGCTCACCACTATGTCGCCCTTTCCGTATTCCATGGAATTCCATAGCACACTTCTTATCAACTGGCCGACCTGCCCGTCCGTCAGCTGCCTGTTTCCGATCGCGTCGACCATGCTTTCCGGCAGCACGACGCCCAGTTCCTTGTCCGATTTCTTCTTCATCTTCCTCGCCTTCCTCTCTGCCTATTCCTCTCTCGTCCTTCCTTCCGGCACCTTCTTGCCCTCCAGGTAGATGGCCATTCCCCTGTCCAGCGCAAGCATCAGCTCCCGTCTCGTCCCGGCCGACCGCTCCCACCCCTGGAGGAGGTAGATTGCGTCGCACTTCGCGAGCGCCGCGAGCTCCTCCTCGATCACCGTGTCCAGCAGGCCCGGCATCGTGACGATGGCGTTCTGATTCCCGAACGCGTCTGCGATCTCGACCGGGTTCTCGACCGTCCATCCCTTTGCACGCAACACCTTCGCCGCCTGGCCGAACTGCGGCCGGTTCCACTGCGCCACGCCGGTCATCGGCCCCGCGACGTATATTCTCCTTCCCGTCATTTCATCTGCCCCACAAGCCACTCCGTGAATTGCTGACACTCTTTCGCCTGCTTGTAGTTTCCCTCGATCGCCCTTCTCTCCGCTTCTGGCGTGCTGGCGTCCTCAAGCTTCATCTTGTACCATCTGATTCCCACGCTGACGTGGAAATGCACGTCCTTGAGCAACGCGGCCAGTCTCTTCGGCGGCACCTCGCCAAGTTCCAGCTTCATGGCCCTGTCGCGCAACGCTTCGTACCTCCTGTGGAGGTCGTCCAGCTTGCGGATGTACATTTTCTCCTTGTCGATCGTCAGCATATCTCTTCCTTTCTCGCGATCAGTTCCGCCGTCCTGAAGACGGCATCTACAATCCTCGGTGAAATGAGTTCCTTCGTCTCGCGGTCGCGGAACTTCGCCGCGCCGACATACTCCAACCTCGCCACGTTGCCCACCGACTCGATGATCTCCGCCGCCACGCGTACGTCCGTCTCCGCCTCGCCGTCCTTCATGCCTGCGGCTATTCCCCGCAGCCTTTCCGCCAATTCCTTCAGCGCGCTCATTTCGCCGCCTCCAGCACGTCTCCATGTCCGCCGACCCCCGAGTACCTTGGATCGCACTCTCGGTAGCGCCTTTTGATCTTCTGCCGGCACCTTTCGCAGTAGGAATGCAACACATAGGCGTCCTCCGCAGCCGATATCTTGTACACCCTCGGCCTCACCGTCTGCTCGAACTCCTTCCTGCACCCGCGGCATTTTCTGACCACCTTGTTCATAACCCTAGCTCTCCCTGCTTCGGCCTCTGCGCGCCGTTCCGCAATGCGTACGCGGCGTCCTCCACCGCCTCGTCGAACGCCGCCTCGGCCTTCTTCGACTCCGCAAGCGCCACCTGCGACCTCGACTTGAAGTATTCCTTCTGCAAGGCCCTCATCCGCCGTCCCTTCTCCAGCGCATTGTTCACGATAGACTTTACCTCTTCTTTCACTTCGCCTCTCCTTCCTCCTCCACGCGCGCTGCGTACCAGTCGGCGCAGCACGTCGCGATCACCTGCTGGCCATGCCAGCGGAGCGCGTTGTCGAACTCCTTGTCGGTGTACTCCTTCCCGACGCCGTACATGCCCATGTGGTAGGTTATCGCCACGATCTCCTCGCGCTCCAGCTTGATGCCGATCTCCGACGCGATCGCGGCCGAGCAGGCGCCGTGCCCCGGATAGACCGGCTGGATGTACTCCCATTCCGGCTTGCCGTCCGTCTCGCCCTTCAGCCTGTAGCACCTGCACTTCACCAGGTCGTGCAGCATGCCCACCAGGTACGGCGACTCCTCGCGCGGCCATCTCACGTTCAACGCCTTGGTCAACTCGACGAGCCTTTCCGTCACGTTCACGCTGTGCTTCGCGAGCCCGCCATACCCGCTCAGGTGGTGTCCCTTGCTCGCCGGCTGGCCGAAGTAGCCCAGCTCATTCAGCCTCATCCACTGCCATTGATCTATTCCGGCCTTGCTCAGATATTCCTCAATTACCACTATCACGCCGCACCTCCTTCCTTTCTTGGCAGGTCCGCCGCGCACATGGCCTTTGCCGTGCGCACGGGGACCGAGTTTCCGATCTGCTTCACCTTCTGGCTCCTGTTGCCGGTGATGATGTAGTCCTTCGGGAAGCTGTGCGCGGCTGCCAGCTCGTCCGGTCGCAGCATCCGCATCCTGATGTCGATGATTCGCCCGTCCGCCAGCTGCGGGAAGATGCCCCGTATCGCTCCTCCGCACGCGATCGTCGGACACGGCTCGCTGATCGGCCGACATGCCGCGCCTCCCTGCTGGCCGAGCACGAGAGGGGTACATAGTGCCGTCCGGTTTCCTCCTGCTGTCTGCTTCGGCATCGGTTCTCCAAGCGAATGGATCCGTTGACTGTCACCATCGTTAGATCCAAGCATGTCCATCACGAACGGCTGGACGATGCTGAACCTGTCATGCGTCGTCTGTGCGCCGATGGGTCTGCTGCCGTCCTGTACTTCTCCGCCCTTGAAGTGGTCGAGCACGATTGGGGTGCAAAGCGCGTGGTGTTCTTTTACCGTGATACACGATATTGGTTCGTCAATACTCTCCGCGTCGCAGTTCCTGTTGAACCGCACGATGAACGGCTTCAAGTCTATTCCCCAGTACCGCTTCGCTCCTGCGGCGATTCGCCGCATGGTGTTCTGCGCAAGCGGGTTCTTTCTGTTGAAGATGCTCGTGCCCGTGTCCGTGAGATCGAGGCATTCCCTTATTCCCCGCCACCTCTTCGGCGTCCGGCCCCAGAGGTCGGTCTGCGGGTGTTCCGCGTGCGTCGGCTCCGGCCAGCGGATTTTCCCGCATCCCCGTCTCACCGCCTTGAGGAAGAACCTGCGCCTGCTCGTCGCGTCGCCGAAGTCGGCGCAGTTGACGATACGCCACTCCACCATGTAGTTCCGTGCCACCAGTCCTCCTACCCATGCTCTGAAGCATTCGCCCTTCAGGCGCTCTATCGGCATGCCGTTTCTGTCAAGCGGTCCCCAGTCCGTGAACTCGGGCACGTTTTCCACGGATATGGACGGTATGAAGTGCTCGTCGATCCATCTGGTGATGATGTCCGGCTGGCTTCGCAGCTGGTTGCTTCTGGGGCGTCCGCCCTTCGCCCTGCTGTGATGCGTGCACGACGGGCTTGCGTGGAGATGATCTATCCTCCACTCCGGCACAACTTCCGATGGCACAGCCACATCAAGGTCCATCTCAAGCGTGGTCACGTCCGCATGGTTGGCCCGCATGGTTGCGACGGCGAACGGCGAATGGTTGATGGCGTAGCCCTTGTGCCTTATTCCGGCGCATTCAAGCGCCTCGCACATTCCTGTGGCCATGCCTCCGCATCCGCTGAACAAGTCTACCCAGATGTACATCGTCATTCCTCAACTATCACTCTCTCGCCGATCAGCAGCGCGTATCGCGCTTTCTGGAACTCGCCCAGCTCCTTGTGCTGCACTGGCACGTCTGCGCCCCTGTACGTGAATACCACGTCCTCGCCTCTCCCTGCGATGAACCACATGCGCGGCGAGAACCTTCCGTAGCCGTTTTGGAACTCCAGCACCGGCGTCTTACCTTTCATCCGATTCGCCCAATTATTGATGCGAACATTCCAATATGGCGACGCCTCCCGGAACTCCACTTTCTTCACGCCGCTTTCGATCATCCGATACCAGTAGTGCTTCAAACCGAGATGCAGCACGGCACACTCGCTTCTCTTCAGCTTCTTCATTCAGATACTCCTTCTCCGTGTTCGCTCGGATCAATCTCATCTAGCATGGCCAGCACTTCGTCTCGCGTGTATTTTTTCGTGTTCTTTTGTTCGCGCAACCGCTGGTCTATCTCGATCAATTTTTCGCACATTTCCTCCATCTTTTTGTCCCATATTTCCGCTGGGTTTTCCTTGATCGGCTCCACCGTTACTTCTCTGTAGAGTATTTTACCTGCAATCTCTTGAAGCTCTTCTCTTTGGGCCTCTATTATAATTCCGCACTTGACGCCATTCGCCGTCCGCAGGTCGCCTATTTCTATCACTGTCATCTTACCACGCCTCCTTGTTCAAGCTTTCCTTCATCACCAGTCGGCCGCCTTCCATCCGGCAGTCGAACACCTGGCCGATCTCGATCCGATGCGAATCACGCACCCGGCACACGACCTGCTCCACCGACGCCAGCGGCTCCACCGTGGCCATCTGCCGGTTCGGATGCCTTCGCTTCATCTCCACCGTCACGATGCCGTCATCCCGCTCGATCCGCTTCAGTCCGTTCCGTTCCGCCCATTCCGACCACTCAGCCTCACTCACACCTTTGATCTGACGGATCCACTTGCCCGTCATGCCTACGTGCATGCCCACGACATCCCACTCCTCGCCCCTTGTCCATGGCAGACGGCTCTCTGCCAGCTTCTTTCTCCGCCACCCGACCACCCGGCACACGTCGGTGTCGTCGTAGATTTCCGGCCACCAGCCGATTTGCAGCGGCGCCATCTCGACCGTGCGCAGCAACCGCCCTCGCCAACTCTCTGCCGCCCCTGATGGCGGCTGCGCCGCCGGGGCTTTTTTTTGAGCCGCTTGCGCGGCCTCTCCCTGCGCCGCGCCTTCCGCGCTCATGTTCTTGCGCTCTTCCTTCGGCGCGCTCCCAGGACTGTTTTTCGCGCCCTCTTTCACGCCGATCTTCTCCTTCAGCTTGTCCGTGAACCTTTTGGCCATAATCCTTGCCTCGCTTCCTTGAATCAATTTTACTTCTCCCCCGGCGCTGTTGGTGGGGTGGGGGTCCCCCCCTCCCCGTGGGGGGGCTCAGTCGCGGTGGAGGGGGTGGCGAACGGCGGCTCCGCCGACGATTCTGCCGTTGTTTTGTCAACGGATTTGGCAACGAATAGCGAATTTCCCTTTGTTTTCTGCATACCTTCGCTCTGTAGCACAGACTCCGCAGCCGGATTCTCGACGGCTCCTGGCATCGTCGCGGCGGTCAGCTCGGCGTTCGCGGCGCTCGGCTCGCCGGTTGATTCATCGCCATGCGGCGCGGGATTTTTTTCTCGCCAGAACCCATCGGCAGACTGCTCGTAGACCTCGATGTAGTCATCGGTCGCCTTATCTTCCCTACCTTCCGTTTTCGGCTTTTCCTCTTCCGATCCTCCATCTTCCTTGCCAGTCAATGCCTTGAGCGCGTTCGTGAGCCCGACGATTCCCGCTTTCCTCACTGCTTTAGGATCGTCCAGCAGTTTCTGGAGTTCCGAGACGGTTCTAAGCGCAACGCTCGCAGACTTGGCCCTAATCCTCGCCTTAACAGACGAAAAACCCCGCGCGGCGCATTCCGTCTCGACGAGCGCGTGCATTGTCTGCGGTGAGATTTGAAGGATGTCGCAGATAGATTCCGCTGAGCGGTTTTTCTCGAAAAAGGCCCGCGCGGCCAGGGCGTACTTTCCCGGATAGCGGACGCGCAGCATCTCGCCCGTGAACTCCTTGTGCCGGATGTCCGCGCCGATGTCTGCGAGGTCCTGCTCGGCCCTCGACACGATCTCCAGCTCGAAACCCGGCAACGCCTGTTCTGTGCTCTCTACCGGCATGCGGCCAGTTCCTCCTCGCGGTCCAGCCACGACGTAATCGAACGGCGGCGTATCTTCCTGCGCTTGCCCGGCAGAAAAGCGAGTCCGCGATCTCCGTGCGTCTGTGCGTACAAGTCCATGGCTCGCGTGATTTCCCTGTCGCCGATGCGCAGGATGATGCTCACTTCCTGAACGCTCAAAATCTCGTCCGGGTCGCCGCTGAACTCGCGGCGCCTCTTCTCCTGTACCGCTTCTGCTTCCATGACTACCTCCAGATGATCCTTTCCAAAACCCTCGACGCGATATGCGCGAACGGCGTGGCCAGTCCGACGCCCACGGCCAGCACGAGTACCGGCTGCAGGAATCCTTTCCACAACGCGGGCGCGATCACGGATGTTCCGTGCGCCACGCAATCGACCGTTCGCCGCCAAGCGTGGTAGACGCGGTGTTCACTGATTTTGTAGTTTCGTCTCATGTCAGACCCTTTCCAGTACTCCGATAATTCTCAGTCCGTTACGCACCAACACCGATTCGGATACTCCGTTCTGCGCGGCAACTTCCTCGATGCGCTTCGCCTCGCTCGGCGTCACACGAAACGACTTGCAGATCGTCGTCTCCCGCTTCTCGATCGTCACTTTGCTCTCTTCTGGCATTTTCCCTCCTTTGCTGGTACTTCTTCCAGCCATTCCTTCGGCAAGGAAAATGGCAATGCCCACTTTCTGTCCGCAGGCTTTACCATTACGACGTGCTTGTACTCTCGGATCACACGGTACACTCGCCGTGTCTCCTTGTTCTTCATAATCTTTTCGCCTTGCAT